TCAGGGTCTTTTTCGCCAAAGATTTTTCCCCGGCAGTTTGCCTTTATACACCTCCATCGGGCACTCCATTCCGATGCTCATATGAGGTCTTCGGTTGTTATAAAAGTCAATCATACGATTGATCTCATTGATCGCCTGTTCTTTATCCCTGTACATTTCCTGCTCGTATATCCATTCGACCTTGAAGATCCCGTTCTGTCTTTCCGCCATGGCGTTGTCTGTCGGCTCATATCCTTCTGTCATGCTTATCCGTATGTGATGCTCCATGAGGCAGCTGACGTAAGCCTCGCTGGCGTATTGTGACCCCCTGTCCGAGTGGTGTATGGTACCGCAAAGGTTGCCGCCTCCGGCGATCCGGATCGCCATGCGCAAGGCCTCTGTCGTATGCGAGGCGCTGAGACTGTCGGATAGGCACCAGCCCAATACGGCGTGCGAATAGGCGTCGGTGACAAGATGCAAGTACAACACGTCCCCCAATATCCACACGTACGTGATGTCCGACACCCATATATGGTTGGAATACCGCGCGTCTTTTCCCTTGATAAGATTGGGGTACCTTTTATAGACATGATTGGAGTCTGTCGTACGCCTACGTTTGTTGGGATTGAGCTTAAAGCCTTTTGATTCATAAACCTTTAAGAACGAGTCTCGCCCGAGGGTCACAGCATGTCCCAAATCCTTTTCCAGTAAATGGAACAGCTTGAAACCTCCGATACGGGGACAACAAAGACGATAATAGCCTATCATGTCAGCAAGAAGCTTGACGCGTTGTCTCTCCGATACATCCGCCTTCATGTTCGCGTAATACCATTGGCGTTTCTTTCCAAACAGCCCGCAAAGGGTAGCCACACTCTCATGGGGATACTCCTCACGTAACGCCGTTACTGTTTGGCACCATCTTTTCTGAATATACTGATGCCTTCTTCCTCTTCCGCTATCTCTATCATCTTCTCGAAGGCACGGCTACGCATCTTCTCCAGCTCCAAAGAACGACGCAATTCCTCTATGCGCTTTTGAAGGGACTCCATATCTGTCAAATCCGATTGCTTGGGAACCATCTGTAACCTCTCTTTTGTTTCTGATGGCAAAGGTAACTGGTCCGATCCCACTGGGTATTCTTTTAGCCATCTATATATGCAAGGAGGGCTCAAAGAATATTTCTTCGTTATCGCATACTTGCTCATTCCGCTACTGTAATACTCGCGTAACACGGATAATTTAAAGGGTTCCGTGAACACTCTTTTGGGCTTTCTTTTGATCATTTCTATACTTTTTAGCCCCTTAAAAGTGTCAAGCTATTTCAGGACAAGACACAGTCGGAAAAAGAAAGAACCTCTTGTCGATCCCTCCCCCCAAAAAAGTATCTTAAGTACATCGGCTCACGCACCTAAGATACTTTGCCAACGAAGTTATGACACAAAAAAGGGAGACTCTTTTAGAATCTCCCTCGTGATCGGGCTGGGGTTATATCTCGTTCTTCAATAATCTGATACACAGATTAATTAATTTAATTGTTTGTATATTGGTATCACAAATAGAAAATACTTGAAAATTGTAACCACTTCGTTAATGCCTAGGCATTAATTATAGAATAAGGATTCACCCCCCCGTTAACATCATTTAACAGATCTCTAGCAAAAGAGATTTGAAGGGCGGGAGAAGCTGTTCTCTTTCCTTCCAACAAGAGAATCCTTTCTTCTAAAATCCTGCACTTTTCTTCCAATTTAATATACTTGTCAAAAAGGATGCTGTAATCTTTTGACAGACTAATCACATGTTCAATATAAACATCTATTTCCGTAGGCATAATACAGTGTAATTAAAAACGAATAATTACTTTTAAAACAAAAGCAAAATAGATTCAGATATTAATATTCAATGTTTAAGAACATAAAAGGGACCTTTTAACACTATCAACTACTTTTAGACATTCTCTTTAACGCCAGAACCTCCTTCTTTAATTCCTCACAGCGAGTATTAGCCAACTCCAACTCTATCTCCAGATCCCTAATCCTTTCGTCTCGTAATAGTATTTGTTTTCTACTAGTCTCATACATTATATGTATATCACTATTCTTCTCTTCCGACTTATTCATGTTACCTTCTCCACGCAAGAGCCATTCCGCTGAGATATCCCCATAATGAAGTAGAACTGACGTTAGAGTATCTAAATCAAGACCTCTCAAACCGTTCATTTTATTATTAAATGTCTTCTCTGGCATATTTATTTTATTAGCCACATCTCTATTTCTTAAAGAAGAATCCTTAAAATACATTTTAAGTCTTTGAATAACAGAATTTTCCATAAAAATATTATTTAGAATCAGTATAAATAACTTCAAAATGAAGTTTTTAACAATAAAAATTTGATCAATACTTCATATTGAAGTATATTTGCATTGTGATAGAACAAAAGTACTATCACAGCGTACTAAAAAAGAGTAATAAACAAAAGTAGTATAAAAAATGAAGAATCTTACAAATGTAAAGACAAAAATCTCGACTAGTGAGACATTATTGGGATTCAATATAGGAGAACCCACAATCATAAAAAACAAGACCATACCATACTTAAAGGTAAAAAGGGGTGTGGATTACTTGAAGACTAAAGGATATGATTTTACGATACAAACAGCGGGACGCATTGATGACGTGATTGTAACGAGATTAAAGTAAACGCTATGACAAGGAACGACGCAAGGCTTATAGCCGAGGAATTGATTCCCCTCATGCGAAAGGAGGTAAAAAGGATCGTGGAGTCCGTTTTGGAGAAAGAGGCCCAGAAAGAGGACGAGTTCGTTGGCTTCGATGAAGCCTCCAAGATCACCAAGCTATCTATCCGATATCTGAGGGAACATATAAAGGAAATACCTCACGCTCATAAAGGCCGGAAAAGGGTGTTTAGCAAGGCCGGCCTTATAGCGTATATGAACAGATAAATAAAAAGATATGGCAAGATTAGAAGAGATCATAGTGCCGCATGGCTCAATAAGAGCCTTGGCTAAGGACACGGGATTCACAGAGATAACGGTCAGAAACGCATTAAAAGGTGTAACAAGTTCCCCAAACGCTTACATGATAAGAAAAAGAGCGATGGAATTTTACAGGGGATCAAAACAAAGCCGATAAATAGCATAAGGGCATGGCCAGTGAAGCGTCACGGCTGGAAGCGGATCATTTTAAAGACTAAAGGCTATTGCAAATCCTTCACCCCGCTCCGGGTTCGATTCCCGGATGCCTACTAAAAAGAGTTCTTTGACTTAGTGAATAAATCCTTATCCCCATAAGAGGATATACGTAAGAGATATAGGTATGGTGATAAGGTTATGATAGGCGAAGATACCGGGAGGGATGATGATCCCCGCTCCCGATGTAGTTTGATCGGTTCTGGTGTTGGAGTCTACATATTTAATAATGTATATACAAAGGTTAGATATTACGTCGTGTCAGTGAAGTACGGATATTTCCGTATCGGTGTCAAACTGTCTATCTAACGCATAAGATACACTCCCCTACCCGTCTATGATTCGGGTTCGAAACCGTTGGAGGTTGTGGGGGTGCGAATTCCCCCGGCTACCACAATTAAATCACATTGCTAATTATTATACACTTCTCAACCAAGACCTTAATATACCGCCGTGAGGCAGGAAAGAAAGAATTTTAGATGATTAAGAACTCGCCGGGGTGGAATTCCCCGGCAAACGGATGGGTAGACATTGAGCCAGCGTAATAGACGCATAGGGGTTGGAATCCCCTCCCATCCACAATCTTGTATCAATGAACGCACCACTCTATCCGAATCGAGGACGGATGTCGGGCCTGTCCGAAGATGGGAAAGCCGATAGAGTAGTAGATAAAAATGGTATGGTAAATCCGAAATGAGTCCAAAGAGTATTTATCGAGGTGGAGGTTCCACGAAATCATGTGGAATGTGACGGTGATGACATGGCGGTTCATAATGTTGGCGGCCCGGAAAGACGGGCAAACGCTCCCTTAGCTCAGTTGGTTAGAGCGCAACACTCATAATGTTAGGGTCGCCGGTTCAAGCCCGGCAGGGAGCACGTTTCACCCCTAGGGGTGCTTATTCAATCAGAAAATCAAAGTTACAATTTTTACAAAGCAGGTCTCCGTCCGTGAGGATATGAGGCCTTTCTTCCGAATTTTAAAAACAACAATATATATGATAAAGAGAAACCAAGCATGGTTCTGGAAGATATTCCGGGCCATAAAGAGCATTATCATCTTTACTTTTAGGATAGTCTTAGCTACAATATTGGGACTGGCCTCAATAGTCGCAATCTTCGAATGGAATGAAAAACCTTCTCATATCCATTTACTGATATTTGGCATAGTATCAGTATTTGTTGTGATAAATCAAATCGTAATAATGACTTATGAGTCAGAAAAATGATTTCGGGGTGTTGTACGTGGTACAAGCCCCATCAAGACCGAATCGATCGAGGAAGGACGATATCCTAGACGAATTAAAGACACTTAGCAAAGAAGAATTGATAGAGATAAGAAAAGACATTGTAGAACTAATAAACGATAAATAAAATGGCTGCTATAAAATCTTACAAGGGATTTGACAAAAATTTAAAATGCCGGGATTTTCAATATAAAATAGGCAAGGAATATGAGATGGATGGAGAGATCAAGGTGTGTAGCAGAGGGTTTCACGCTTGCGAAAGCCCGTTTGATGTTTTTGATCACTATACTATGATAGACTCTAGGTTTTGCGAAGTAGAGCAAGACGGAAATATATCCAAGGAGGATAGAGGGACAAAGATTTGCTCCTCGAAAATAAAAATAAAAGCAGAGTTAAAATTGGCTGACATGATCAATCTTGGAGTCGAATGGCTAAAAGAGATCACATCACCTAAAAAAATGAAAACAAGCATAAAGGATAATTCGTCCGGCAACGGTGCCCAGATTGGTTCGTCCGGCAACTATGCCAAGATAGACAGCACAGGAGAAGACAGTGTTATCATGTGCGCAGGTATTAACTCAGTAGCAAAAGCCTCAAAAGGATCATGGATAACACTATCCGAATGGTCTTATTCGGATAAAAAGCAAAGATATATCCCCGTTTGCGTAAAAACGGAATTTGTTGACAGGGAGAAGATAAAGGCGGATACATATTACAAATTAGATGGAGGGGTATTTAAAGAAATGCAATAGCCCCAAGGCATTGCTTATCGGAGGATCGCATGAGAGACATCTACATCAAAGACCCCGACGGCGAACCGGAGTACGACGGGGAGGAGGAAACAGAATCCGAGGACGATCGGTATCAACGAGATTGGGAAACCAGCACTTTATATTGGTAAAGAAAATCATTCAAAATAAATAATCATGGAATCAAGAAGTTACGAGGTACTTCCAGCAGAAAGCCATGAAGTACAAATTTTACAGGTAGATGCGGTTGAGAGAGCAAACGTGGACTCACAAGTTGCGACCGCGAAAAGATATCCTAGGGATATCAGAAGGAGTATTGATAATTCCGTGGTAATGGCCACGATGAATCAAGACACGGCAAGGTCATGCAGTTATGCCTTGCCAAGAGGAGGGAAACCTATTACTGGGCCATCCGTACACCTCGCCAAGATAATCGTATCCAATTGGGGTAATATCAGGACTGAGGCCAAGGTTATCCAGATAACGGACAAGCAGATCATCAGCAGGGGTACATGCTGGGATCTGGAGACAAACGTAGCGTCCGCGTTCGAGGTTCGCAGGAGCATAGTGGATAGCAAGGGGAAACGTTACTCAGACGACATGATTACCGTAACGGGAAACGCCGCCAACTCCATAGCTTATCGCAATTCCGTATTCGCCGTTATCCCCAAGGCCATAGTGGACAGGGTCTATCAAGCCGCCCAAAAATTCATCACGGGGGATCTATCCGACGCTGACAAGATATTAAAAACGAGAACTAATATCATCAACAAGTTCAAGAACGAATACGCCATAACGGAAGAGGAGGTCATTAAGCTATGCGGCAAACAGACCAGCAATCAGATAGGCCCCGACGAGATCGCCATGCTGATCGGGATCATACAAGCGTTAAAGGACGGGGATACCACGGTAAACGATCTAATCCTTCCAATTCGTGAGACAAAGAAAGATGTCGATCAAAAAAAGGAGGCGATGAGACAGTCTAAGGGCAAAAACAAAGAGGACATGCCATGAACAAGTACTCATCCTATACCAACGCCGAGCTGGAGGAGCATTTATCAAACTACCTTATTGACTCTTGGAGTTACAGCAAGGTAGCCTCTTTCTCCCGGAACGAGAAGGAGTTCGAGAAACGGGAGATTTACCGGGAAAGATCCAGATCATCCTCCAGCACGGTAGCGGGTAACGCCTATCATTCGGCCTTGGAGTATTTCTTCATGGAGCTACAGCGCAAGGGGCAGATAATACCGATCACGGAAATGGAGAGGGTAGCGTTCTCATACATAGAGGAGGTACACCCGAATGATTGGAAGATACAGAAAACGACACCTACCGTAGAGGAATGCAAGATCGAGGCCACCAAGAACGCCACGAGGCTTATCAATAACTTCTACGGGGAGAAGGATATCTATCTTTCCGGTATCAAGGAGATAATCGCCGTGGAATCAAGGTGCGAGGAATGGGTAACGATAAACGGGGTGGACATCCCCCTACCCTGCCACGCTAGGCTAGACTTGGCGATAAGGACGGAAAGCGGTCGGACGGTCATCATAGACCATAAGTCAAGGGCCAAGTTCACCGATGACGAGGAGCTAACGTTTATCTGCGGGAAACAGGCAATGACCTACGTCAAGTGCTATGAGTCCCGCTTCGGGGAGAATGTTGACGAGGTATGGTTCGTGGAGAACAAGATCTCGAAAAACAAGGACGGCTCCTCCCAGTTGAAGAAATTCGTAATCAATCTCGATAACGACACGAGGAAGCTTTACGAGGCCATATTGTACGAGCCGCTAAAAAGGATGATAGAGGCCGTGTCCGATCCGGATTACGTGTACATGATCAACGATAGCGACAACTTCGTGGACAGGGCCGAGCTTTATAATTTCTGGGCCAAGACGCTGATAGCGGAGGTCGATGATTTCAACGTGCCCGAGTCAAAGAAGGAATTGATATCGAAGAGACAGAAAAAAATACGGGACGCTTCCCTTGGATCGGTAAACCCCAAGGTAATATCCGAGTTCAAGAGGAACGCTTCCTCATTCATTCAATATGATTTATCCAATAGTAATATGACAAACAGCGAGAAAATAGAACATATCCTACGGACATTCGGGGTGATCGTGAACGTAGCCAAGGAGATTAACGGGTACTCGTCAGACACGTATCTGCTAGAGGTATCCGCTGGAACAAAGATCACGACAGTGATGAAATACAAGCTAGACATAGCGAACGCACTGGACGTGCCATCCATAAGGATGGGTAACGAGCTTATGGTGTATGAGGGAAAATCCTACCTCTCCATAGAATCACCGAAGAAAAGAACCAAGTCCTTGTACTGGGACAAGAAGTATATCGACGGCATGAGGATTCCCATAGGAACGGATAACTTCGGAAGGCTCGTGGTGTGGGATCTCGATAACAACTCCACGCCTCACGCCTTGATTTGCGGAGCTACCGGTAGCGGTAAATCCGTGTGTATCATATCCACGATAGAATACGCCCGCTTAGCCGGTATCCGGGACATCGTAATTTTCGATCCGAAATACGAGTTCTGTAATTATTCCTCCGAGAAATACATAAAGGTCTATAATGATATAGAAGAAATAGAGGCCAAGATGAAAGAACTCGTACAGGATATGCAGGAAAGGGCTAAATCGAGGGCATCATGGAAAACGCTGGTGGTGTTCGATGAGTTCGCCGACGCGGTAGCGTCCTCCCGATCGGGAACGGAACTTGACATAAAGGAAATGGTCGAGGTTGGCCAGCGAAAGAACGCCTTCGGGTTCCTCGAGCCTAAAATGGAACTACGCACGGTCGGTCGTGAAAAGTCATTGGAGGAGAATCTGAAGATGTTGCTACAAAAGGGACGATCGCTTGGGTTCCGGATCATGGCGGCTACGCAAAGAGCGTCGGTTAACGTGATCACGGGAGACGCTAAGGTGAATTTCCCCGTACAGATATGCTTCCGTGTACCTAAGGAGATTGACTCCAAGGTTGTCCTTGACGAGCCGGGAGCCGAGACGTTGGGCGGCATGGGGGACGGACTAATGAAATCTCCCGAGTATCTAGGTATCGTGAGGTTCCAAGGTTTTTATAAAAAATAACGGCCATGGTTAAAAGGTACCAGCTATCCGAGTCTTTCATTAAAACACTGTCCCGCCATCTATCAGTTATCCTAGAACACGTGGATTCCAAGGGAAGACCAAGGATAGCCGATACCGTAAGATTAGCCAAAAAGGATCTAAAGAAACTCGAGAAAATAATCCAAGATGAAAGAACTGATATTCTGCCTCAATGAGGCATGTTCTAAAAGACATTGCCTTTGCCATCAACGGCAGAGGCATTGGACAGACCCGTCTAAAAAAGAAGGGGAAACTGTGAGGCCGGAATCGGCCTTACTTGACGGGAATACTCCTTGCAAAGGGTATGTCCCACAATACGAAAGAAGAAAATATAATATTAAATATTAATGATATGGGAAAGAGAAAAGAAGGTTCTTACAACTTTGACAAGAACGTACAAATGTTTTTGGCTTGCGCAAAGGACGATAACCGTCCCGCTATGGAATGCGTATATTTCAAGGGAGATTGGGCCTACGCCAGTGACGGACATATTATCGTTAAAAACAGGATATCCGAATGCTCAAACCTTGACGAAGCCATGATACAGGCGTTAGACGGCAAATTACTGCATAGTCTATTTTTTAAGGACATGTTGAAATATGATGACATCCTTATCTCTGATGACGGAATAGAGTGCCATAAGAAGAATGACAAGGCGTTCTTCTATTTCGCGGATGAGAACTTAAAATATCCAGACGCAGAGAAAGTGATACAAAATTATCAGGCAAAACCCAGCGTTCCGCTTCCTCAAATATCCTTTAACATGGGCTTATTCGACATAATGAGGAAAGCTTTATATGAATGCGAACGATGCACGGCTACTTTCAAGGGCGTTAACGATGCCATCATTTTTGACAGCATGGTAGAAGACGTAAGCAGTATCGGATTAATCATGCCTTTATACAATGAGGCACTAAACCAACAAATATGAGAAATTTTATCAACAAACATTGGGTATTGATATTGGCCATAGCCTTTATTCCGGCAGGGAACAGAGTTTTTAACCATGTTGACGCATGGCTAGGAATAGTCATTATGTTAACTAGTTCATTATTTATAATTTACAAACTATTTAATTTTATCAAGAATGAAAAGGACAAGTTTTAAGTTTTTTACTATAGCGATAATCGCTATGGTATTTTTATCCTCTTGTGAACGTGTAGCACCTAATTACGCTGGGGTATTGATGGAAAATTACGGGAAACAAGGGAAGGAGGATTTCAAGGTCGTATCAGGCAGGGTTTCAACTTGGGAATGGGGCACGGAATTATTTCAAGTCCCGCTATTCGACCAACGAGGCGAGTTCGGAAGCCCTGTCACGTTAAAAGCCGCAGACAATACGGAGTTTAACGCACGCCCCACTTACTCCTACAAGGTTATCAAAAACAGGGCAATAGACGTTGTTTTCGATAACAAGCACATAGACAAGGCCGATACGGAATCAGGCAAAGACGGTTTCATGCAATCATTGGAGGATAACATACTAGAACCTCGCATCTATGACCTGATCAAGGAGGAAAGCCGTAAACATAAGACCGACAGCTTAATGGCTGATGGAGGTTCGCTTCTTTTTGAGAAACGCCTTGAGCAGATTGTAGATAAGGAATTCGAGAAAAGAGGTCTTCAATTACTCACATTCTCGGCGCAATTAGAGTTTTCCAAGGCGGTTCGCGAGAAAATTGATAGTAGGAATGAAGTTAACACCAATATTTCGGTTTTAGACCAGCAGATAGCGGAGCAACGGAAACGCAACGAGTTGGAGCAATTGAAAACGGAACAAGCGTTAATCACCTCGAGAGGATTGACTAAAGAAATTCTTTATAAGCAGTTTATCGACAAATGGGATGGTCGTACCCCCATTTATGGAGCGATACCCGATTTAATAAAGATTCAGAACTAAGGATATTAATATTAGAGTGTGTTTTTCATGGTATTAGATTTAGTTTTTATCCCCGCCGTCCGTGAGGATACGCGGGGATTTCGGGCGGTAAGTATTCCGGGATGAAACGTTACGGAGTGCGCATGACGTAAAGAGGCCGGTTCGATCCCGGCACCGTCCACGAATAACAAACATATAATTATGGAAACAATACAGAATTTAGATCACTTGACAATGGCCATATACCTTATCACCGCGATACTAGGACTGATCGCATTGATATTGGCCGTATTCTTACTAATAAACGATAAAGAAAGGAGGAATTCGTGGGAAAGAAAAAACATGATTTAGTGATAGCCGTTGACCCGGACATAGATAAATCCGGTATATGCGTACTGTCTCCTTCAACGAGACAGCTAATTCTAAAGAGCCTCCCCTTCCCTGTGTTGGTCGATTTCATAAAGGAGGCAAGAGAGAGATACAAGGGGATAGACATAGTGGTCATTGTCGAGGCCGGATGGCTTAACGAAAAAAGCAACTTCCATAAGGCTAGGGGTAAATCCGGCGAGAGGATAGCCAAGTATGTAGGTCGTAACCAGCAAACCGGGATATTGCTTCTCCAGATGTGCGAGCACATAGGGATTCCCTGCGAGGAGGTAAAGCCTTTGACCAAGCATTGGAAAGGGGACGAGGGCAAGATAACCCATGAGGAACTCTCCTACATAGTCGGTCCCTTGCCTAAGAGAACGAACCAAGACCAACGTGACGCTACGATTCTGGCTTGGTGGTACGCCGATCTACCAATAAAAATAAAGACTTGGTGATATGGCGAAGAAGAAAGACGAGCAAGAAAAGGTGAAATGTGGCGATTGCGCCAACGGACATCCTCACAAGGGGCTATGCGTTTGGTGCATCATACATGATGCTGGAAGAGTCGCTAACTCCACGAGATTTTGTAACACTTTTAAAAAGAGAAGATAATATGGAACAAGAGAAATTTGATTTATGGTGCGTGGTCGAGTTATTCGGCCATTCAAGGATAGCGGGAAGATGTACGGAACAGAACGTGGCCGGTACCAATATGCTTCGGGTAGACGTTCCAGATACAAGTAACCAGCCCGGTTTCACCCGCTTTCTCTCATCGGGGGCCATATACGCTATAAATCCTGTCTCCGAGGAAGTAGCAAGGCAAATGGCGGAGAACCTGCAAATACAACCTGTAAACATATGGGATGTAAACCACCTTGTAGACCAGAAACTAAAGTCCTTGCAGAGCGGAGAGTCTCCGGATTTTGATTTTTAATATATGGATAAGGGTTTCATTATGCTCTCTCGTAAGTTTTTTTCTAATGAAATGTGGGAAGCAGCCCGGACATTCTCGGAGTGCGAAGCGTGGCTTGATCTAATACAATCGGCACGATTTGAGGCAACCGACACGATTGAATGTATCGGAGGTAGAGAAATAACATATGGGAGAGGACAATATCCGGCTTCAAACCGTTTCCTCGCTGGTAAATGGAAATGGGGAGAACAAAAAGTCAAGACATTTCTTGCCAAGTTAAAACGGAAAGGAATGATAACTACGGATAAAAGCCAAGGGATGAATGTCATAACTCTTGTTAAATACAACGAATACAATGGTAATATCCCAACAAGCAACCCACAAAGCAACCCAGTAAACAACCTTTCAATAAACGACTTAGAGAGTTTGATAACTCAATTGATATCCCATAGAACAACCCAGTGCCAACCCAGCGATAACCCAAATAATAATAAAGATAATACTTTAAGAGAGAGTCTTAATACGCGTGAGACGCTTTTCGAGAATTTCAAGAATGAGTTATTGGGGGACGAGGAATGGCGCAGATACGCTTGCCAGATATCGGGATTGAGCGTCGCTTTCAATGACCTCATTCCCGGCGAGCTGGATAACTTCCTAGCTTGGATGGTATCCACCGGGGAGGGCGATACGCTAAAAACGATAGATGACGTTAAGAGACGATTCACCTATTGGTGGCAAGGAACAGGACTAAGGGCTTATAATCAAAGATATGGAGGAACAAGAAAAGAAACTTTCGGAGGCTATACAAGCCATGCGGGGGCCTACGGAAAAAGAGAGGCTCCAGCAAAAACAGGTGTTCAACCTAGTGAAGAAGCACGCAAGGACTATACAGAACGTTTCTAGGTACGATCTCTCGGACGATACGGAGTACATCAGCCACGCCCGGATGATAAAGGCGCTCGGTTGTAATTACCTAGGGATCGAGAGGCGGCAATTCGAGACAGACAGGGGGAATGACAAGGTTTTGAGATTCCTGTTGTATTATTTCAACGATTGCCCGTTGGCCGAGTCCGTATTCCCGGAGGAGAACTATAAGCTGCACAAGAACCTCCTTATCGTGGGAGATCCGGGAACGGGCAAAACGCTCATGATGCAGATATTCGCCGATTACCTGAAATTGACGGATAACCCCAAACGCTTCGTGAACCTATCCGTGACCCAGATGATGAACTATTACAAGATCCATGGTCACATAGACAGGTTCACGTACAACGAGGAGGCCGGGAAAGGGAGCATGGAAGGGAACCCGTTCGATATCTGCCTTAACGATATCGGTCTTGAGACGGAGAACCAGAAAAGCTACGGCACCAGCCTTGACAGCGTAATAAACGAGTTCCTATACGCGAGGTACGAGATATACCAGTCCCATCAGAAGAAGTATCATATCACTTCCAACCTATCCGTCACGGATTTCAAGAATCGCTTCGGAGATAGGCTGGTAGACAGGTTCAAAAGTTTTAACGTGATAGTCCTAAACGGAGAAAGCAGGAGAAGATAACATGGAAATAACAGAGAGATTGAGAAACACCCCTATCGGTTTGATCGTGTTGGTAGGAGACATGAAAATTGTCGTGGAAAAATACAGCCCGTACTACAACGGGCAGAACAATATCCCGTGCAGGGGATGCGTCTTCCGGGACGAGGATGCGAGATTTTGCGAGTACAGCAAGGCTTGCATGGCCCATCTGAGGCCGGATCATGAGAGCGTAGTTTTTGCTAAAACAAATAAGGTTTAATCATTCATCTATGATGAGAGTAATCAAGATCAAATAATCATGAGCGGAAACAGAAATAAACTTATAGCCTTCAATTACTTTGGAGGTAAATTCACTTGGTTAGAGTATTTGTACGCCAACTTTCCAAGAGATTTCACCCATCTGGTCGATCTGTTCGCCGGAAGCATGGCCGTTTCTCTCAATTATCCGGGAAGGATCATTAAGACAGCAAACGAGATAAACGGGGATATAACCAACTTCTTCGAGGTATTAAGGGATCATGAGCCGGAGTTGACAAGGTTATTGCTGTTAACCCCATGCTCCGAACTGGAGTATAATAACTCATGGGAACCTTCCGGGGATAAGATAGAGCGTGCAAGGAGGTTTTACGTCCGTATCCGGCAATCATTCTTCGGGCTGGGAGCGCAACGAAAAAACAAGGGATGGCATTGCGCCAAGAGCCATGTTAACGCTAGAGGTGGTGAGACCGTATCCCGATGGAACAACGCGATAGAGAAACTGCATGAGGTCGCAGAGGTGATCAGGGGCAATTTCCAGATCACCAATCTGGACTATAAGGATTGCATTGATCGGCTTGATTTCCCAAACGCTTTCTTTTACGCCGACCCACCCTATCCGCTTGAGTGCCGGGCCTCTTCGAATGATTACAAGTACGAGTTCTCTGACGATAAGCATCGTGAACTTTCCGATCGTTTGCATTCGATCAAAGGCAAGGCCATGATAAGTAGTTATGACTGTCCGTTGATGCGGGAGTTGTACGGGGATTGGAACATGATAAAGTTCCCGGTCAAGAAGAATAACATCCGGAGCAGTGAGGTACAGGAGGTGATTTGGATTAATTATGATTTAGAGAAAACATTGTTTTGATATGAAAGCGAAAATAAGAAAGACTGGGGAGATCGTTGATGTTATCGCCTTCAAATCTTCTGAAGCCTGTCCTGAAAAGGATTGGGTGCGCTATGTGGATTCCGAGGGGCTTGATCTCATACAGGAACTCAACGCTCTAGAGAATCTAGAAGTTATAGATAAGACGGAGAATAAAGCCGTTGATTGGGAACAACGCAGATATGAGATTGCAAAAGAAATGATGGCAGCGTTTCTTAGTAATTCAAGCAGAGAAGTCTATGAAGGCGCTTTTAAAACACAAGCAGAATATGCCGTAGCTTTTGCCGATGCGCTCATAGCTAAATTGAAGGAAGGAGGTGAATCATGAGAAATAAAGAACTAATCGCTCTATTACAAGAGCAAGATCCGGAAGCGGAGGTAATGATCCGCACGTCCGATGGAGAGTATGAGTACGATCCGGTGGATGTAACATGGGACGAGCAAATTGAATGCGTAATTATTCAGGAGGGATAAATATGAAAAATGAAACAAAAATCCTCAATTTATTTGTCGGTAACGACAAGTATAGACCAGCATTAAACCAAGCGTTCAAACAAGGAGACATGGTATGTGCCACTGACGCTATCACGCTTATAACAATACCTATATCCTTGATAGGTCTTAGGTATCCGTATCAAGACAAGCCAGATGTATCATCTGTGTTGAATATAAGGAAAGAATGCCATGAGATCATAGAATTGTCTTGGTTGAAGGAATTGTACGATGACGTTCCGATGATAAATGAAACGTATAAGTGCGAGGCTTGCGCAGGTACCGGGATGGTTGATTATGAGTTTTGTTTTGATGATATAATCTATACGGAAGAGGAGGAATGCCCCGTATGTCGTGGAGAGGGTCATTTATGCGAGACCGGGGAAATGATAAAAGATCCCCAATATGACATTGACATACACGGGAATCCTTTTAAATCCGGGCGTGTGCTTAAAATGATAAATCTCATGAAGCTTATTGATATCACCTCTTGTGTTCTTGTTTCGAACCCTTCATCTGGACCTAACCTGTTTAGGTTCGAGAATGGGATAAATGTAATATTAATGCCTAGTTTTAGATAATATGAATCAAATTTGCACGAATAAAGAACAATCATCCCGGCTATTAGAGGCCGGGGTGAGACTGGATACGGCAGACATGTATTTGGATGAGTTTGAATTGCCGGTCGCATTTGAATATAGAAGGATTGAAGGGCACGTGGGTCAAGATATGGCATTCCCGGCTTGGTCTCTATCCAAGCTGATAGACATGATGCCTAAATCATACCAAGATGATATTGACGGGATGGTTTATTACCTATCCGGAAATTTCGTTGAGTTAATGTACGCATCGGACTGGATCAAGGACGGGGAAGGTGACAATACTTACAATTGCGCAAAATCCTTCGACAAAGAGAATCTGATGGACAATGTGGTTGACGCTATCGAGTGGCTCATCAAGAGAGGTCACTTGAATAATAACTATTTAACAGAGAAAGGAGGATCAAATGCGTGAGATTAAATTCAGAGCGAAGCGTATTGATAATGATAAATGGGCGTATGGTGGATTGGTTCAAGCCGACGACTATTGCATTATAGACCAGCAGAATGAACTGTATGTTGAGAGAGAGTATAATTTTAGAGGTGATACTCACTTCTTTCAATTGTCTGGAGTTATGTGCGATGAAACAACTATAGGCCAGTTCACAGGCTTAAAAGACAAGAGCAGAAAGGAGATTTACGAGGGGGACATTATCAGCGTGAATGGCAAATATCCTAAATTGATTAGGTACATAGATGAATGGGCGAGTTATTGCTTGGCTAATCTTACGGATTTGGACTGTGATCTTAAAACTAGTTATTGGCAGCAAGTTAGTCCTTGCTGGTGGACTGATTATAAAAGAGAAATTAAAGTAATAGGTAATGTTTATGATAATCTAGAATTGGTAAAAGGAGGTTAAAAATGAAAGCAATAACCATCAACGGGTCGTTGTATTGGTTGAGAATGGTTGGTAAAAGGAGGTTAAAAATGAAAGCAATAACCATCAAACAACCGTGGGCCTCCTTGATAGTCCACGGTATCAAAGACATTGAGAATACTCTTGATAGTGCCGGAATAAAGTATATTGAAGATTGCGGGGACTATATAATCATTAAATAATAAATAAATTGAAATCATGAGATTAAGACAAGCCAAGAAGATAATGAAAAACTTCCAGTTATATCCCGGGATGTTATGGATATATGGAACCGGAAGACTGGATAAAGCCAACAATATAGTGCTACATCATTATTCTAGGGTGAAACCCGGAATAAAAGTATGGAACATTTTAATGGATAAAGATCCGTTATTGGCGACCAAGATACTTAATGGGTTAATCAAATCAAAGAATCCATGAGTTTATTTAAACTTTTATTGTTTATTTGCAAAAAATATTTTTTATGAGAATTATAAAATCGGACACAGGAAACGAGGTGAAAGTATTCGCCGAGACATTTGAATATGAAGCTTATGAGCAAGTTAAAAGACTCGCAAACTATGAGGCTTATCAGAATTCAATTATTAGAATAATGCCAGATAGCCATGCTGGTAAGGGATGTACTGTCGGTACTACAATGACAATAACCGATAAGGTAACCCCAAATTTAGTTGGGGTGGATATTGGTTGCGGTATGCTTACCGTGGAATTGGCAGATCAATCCATAGACTGTGAGAAATTGGATTCCGTTATAAGGGAAATGGTTCCCAATGGGTTTGATATACATGACACCCAAAAGGAGAATTTTGATTTTTCAAACCTACGATGTGCGAAGCAAGTAGATTTAAATAGGGCTTATCTATCACTCGGTACGCTTGGAGGCGGTAATCATTTTATAGAGGTGGACTATTCAGAAAGAAACCATAGGTACTATTTGGTTATTCACTCTGGCAGTAGAAAGCTGGGAGGCGATGTTTGTAAGCACTATCAAAATTTGGCTGCAAATACAGAAAGTGATCGGGCGATAGAGGTACGTAATACTATTGCTAGATTGAAAGCAGAAGGTAGGGAAAGGGATATTCAGGAAGCGATTAAGAACATTTCTATTCCCGGTAAGGACAAAGAGCTAGCGCATCTTTCAGGTAGTGATTTTCACGACTATATTAATGACATGGCAGTAGTACAACGTTTTGCTGTACTTAATCGTGCTACTATGGCAGCGATTATCATTAAGGGGATGGGATTTACTGAGGTAAATAGATTTGAAACCATACACAACTACATTGATTTTAGCCGTATGATCCTTAGAAAAGGAGCTGTAAGTGCTGAGCTTGGAGAAAAGCTACTTATTCCTATTAATATGCGTGATGGATCGCTCATCTGTATCGGGAAAGGAAATCCCGACTGGAACTATTCAGCGCCGCACGGGGCCGGACGTTTGATGAGTCGGAACAAGGCAAAGGAGTTACTCAGCATGGAGGAATACCAAGAATCTATGAATGGAATATACACAACTTCTGTAAGCAAGGCCACAATAGACGAGGCCCCACAAGCGTACAAGTCCATGGAAGAGATCATGGATGCAATTACGGGTACTGTCGAAATTATAGATGTTATAAGACCAGTCTATAACTTTAAGGCGCAAGAAACCAAATCATAACAGGCACATCAAGGCCATCTAAATGCAATAGGTTTTGATCAATATGTCAAAACCTATTACTTATATCATATAATTTTATCGCAAAAAATGGAACAGCAAGATATTTCATTATCCTACGGGATACACCGTTCTCCATCTATCGGAAACGAGGGGGAATTATCAGAATGTGTAAATTTGATACCCAAGAATGGTGAGTTGGTGAATATACAGCCTCCGAAAGAATTAGGCATAACCCTTCCGGAAGGATCGGTACTTATGTACGTGCATCGGACAAAGGATTTCCTTCACTATATCTTTTTCCAGACGAATGTTTTACGTTATGCGGATACGGACGGAACGACCCATCTTATTGGAGCGAACCAATATGACAAAATACCCAAAGCTATCACGTCCATAGGAAACACCTTGATTGTAATAAGCGAAGATCCTATAAGATATTTACTTTGGGATGGGGAGTTTTATAAGGAATTAGGAGATAAGCCCCCCTTCCCTATCCTGTCATTTGGATTGGTAGGATCATTGGATAAGACCGAACAATTGTCCGTATCCGTTGATCCTCCCTATGATGGAGCCTTTACGGAAGATCAACTATCAACTATCAGTAATTCCGTGATGGGATATGTCTCAAAATTTATCAGGGAGAGAAGCGTGGATAGAGGCATGTTTATATATCCGTTCTTTATTCGTTACGCTTATAGACTATATGACGGAACGTCTTACATGCAATCAGCCCCGATACTGATGATACCATCGTCTGGAGTAACTCCTCACGTTCCATTTACTATTGATGTGGACACAGACGATTTTGACGCAAAGATCATTGTAAACTTCATTATATCCTCAGTGGTATGCTCCATTAATTACAAAGTCAGCGGAATGGGAAATCAAAGGGAATGGTGGAAGGACATAGTTAAAAGCCTTGATATATTCATAACGCCTCCAATATACACCTTTGATTATTATGGGGAGATTAATGGGGCGCAAAAGATATCAGACGATAACGGTTTCGGGGTGTACTCTATAGGTGGAGGATATTACAATAGGCATACATTCGAGGAAGCCTTATCCATAGCCCTGCCGGGATCAGGTTATACCGATCAATTCGTCTTACCCGGAAAGGCCATGGATAATAAGGTGCCGGATAATTCATTGTTTTACAAAGTAGCAAGCATAGCGTATGAGGACTTGTGCGGTTATAACGGGGGTGAAAGACACTCTCTCACTTTAGAGAATAATGTGCTGGAATCGTTGCAAAATCGAGAGCAACTTGTTGATGCGGATGCGTACCAGAATTTAGATTGGCTAATACCTGATTATTCCTATACTTATAACCAGCGGTTAAATATAGCTAATATAAAAAGGATACTATTTGATGGTTATCCTCCGGAGTCTATGGTAGCGTACAACGACGGTAGCAGCACGTTGAGCATAAAGGTTTTCATAAGAGAAGGAGAAAAGGATATCGTCGTTCAAACATCCTCCTCATATAACCTTGGTATCAATTTGCATTACCTATATTACCCCAACGCTAACGCATACAAGATGGTGATAACACGGAATTCGGACGGATACCAAGCGATCGTTACCCTCTCTCCGCATAACACGCTGAACGGGTCTTACTATTTCGACTCATACGCCCCGATCATATTTAAACCGGGCAGCGATAGCACACCAATATCAACGGACAAGTCGGTCAATATGCCAAACAAGATATATACGTCCGAGGTCAACAACCCGTTTTATTTTCCGTTAGCGGGAATAAACACGGTGGGAACCGGTGAGATCATAGGTATCCGATCCACCACGAAAGCGCTGTCCCAAGGGCAATTCGGGCAGTTTCCCTTATACGCTTTCTCTTCCGATGGGATATGGGCCTTGCAATTATCGGATGCGGGATTATATTCCTCCATCCAACCTATAAGCAGGGATATTTGCAATAATCCGGATAGTATCACGCAACTGGATTCCTCGATAGTATTCAGTACCGAGCGTGGCCTTAAATTATTGCAAGGCTCCGATATCAGCCTTTTATCGTCATCGTTGGAAGGAGTAAATATTGATGAGACATTCTTTAATGTCAACCCGGATTTTAGCGATCTGTTCATCCCGGACACGGAAACTTTCGTAGAGACATTGCGAACTTGTAAGATTGCCTATGATTATACGAATTCCCTATTGCATATTTATCCCAAAGGGACTAGAAAGCATTATGTATATTCTTTGGACACCGGGGAATTCTCCACTTTCGTAGGGGAAGAGGTCAAGGCCATGGCGCAAGATTATCCAAGCTCGGTAGTGCAAATAGGTAACGTTTTGTACTCACTGGAAAAATATGTCTCTGAAGATACCAGAAAAGGCATAGCGATCACACGTGCCTTGACGTTAGGAGATCCTTTCTCTTTAAAGGTACTAGTCGATCTTAGGACGTTGGGTTTACGAAAGGATGAGTCCTCAAAAATCAAGATAGCCGTATTCGTAAGTGCGGATAGGAAAAATTGGTCTCGGCTTAAATCTCTTAGGCAAAGGGCTTTTAAATACTATCGGCTCGTTTATTTCTCAAACCTATATGATTTAGATACATTATCAGGAACCAGAGTAAGATTCGAGACTAGAAGGGATTGGAGGATGCGTTAAAGTACCCCTCGGCCTAGCCGGGGGTATATGTCATTTTTTTTGCTTGTAACTGGCCGCTACCTTCAACAACTCAATAGCGGAATTAGTGTTTTTGGCATCCTCGAACTTTATAGAGGATACCTTTGGTACCACGAACTCACTAGCCTTTAAATAAACAGCGCATTTATCCTTATCCTTTAGCTTGAGGAAAGCTTTCTTGAACTCTTCCTGATTGTCGATTACGAAATCACGGAAAAAATTCTTTATCTCCGTGTTCTTATTCCGGGTTCCCTTCTCCCTTCCTCCCATCTTCATGTGACCATTCTCAAAACCTTTTCCCATGATCTATAATCTGAAATAAACATCCTTAACCTGTGTCTCCCTTGCCTCGTTTATGATATTTCTTCTATCCACCTCCTTTTGAGAGGCGTACATCTGCACCCTAGATGGATCTACCATCCTATACCAAAAAGATAATACGCTATCAACCACGAAACGGTGGATATAAACGGCCAATCTCCTCGGATCCCCACGCCATCCTCTTTCCATCACCAAGTTTATGATCCATTCCCTATCATCCTTCACCTCGTCCATTACGGCACGGCTCTGAACCCAAGGTGAAAACGCCCGTAAATGGCCGGTAGCCTCCGACAACGCGTCATTCACTTGACGAAACATCCAATCCGCCGTTTCCTCTGAGGTCTCCAGCCCAGCTCTTTCCTTTCCGGGAAGGCCCGATACATCCCCAACCTTCCATGTCTCGAAATCCACGTCATACTCAATCTCGCACCTCAATAGCGTTATCGTTAACTCAAATCCACGCATATCGACACGTGGCTGTATGATTTTCCTGTCTCTCATATTTCTCCTGTTTCTATAATGACATCATCAACAATGACATCATCGATATCCTTAAACGGCTTCCTCTTGCACTTTCGCGGGGCTTTCCTTGAATAGGCGGTTTCCTCTATCATGGACGCTATACCCTTTAACTCCTCCTCTAGCTTTCCGGCTAGTTCCTCAAAGTAAATCAGGCACCAATTCCAAAGGACGAACCACACCACGTATTTATGGGCCAAGGTCGCCAATGACTCGCTATCATATCCTCCACGACGATCCTTCATGCGCAACACCCAATTCACGGCATCAGTATCCAATGAGTCATCCGAATCGCCGGGTATATCCTCCAAGATACCGGACAAGGATACCCTCAAGGTCGCCACCGCCTCCTCTATCTTGCGTCTTATAAAAGTATCATCGGCCTCGTTATCATCGGACTGCGAGGAGAATCTTTTACCGGGATCCTCCTTTCTCATATCTCCCAGCCTCCACGTCCACTGGTCTATGTCATGCTTTAAATATGTCCAACCTAGATTTATGTCCATATCATGCTTTTTTTAATAGCGGGGGATTCTTCCTGTATATGTTCTTCACGCACATGACGGACATATCCTCCCACAAAGATTTATAAACCCCTATCCTATCAGGCTTCCGATCGGAAAGCCAACTCATCATGGAATAACCAACCAGAGCGTCCAACAGGTTCTCGTCCAATTTCCTGTTGACGTTCCAACGTGTATCCTCCGTCCTGACCTCCCATACGAACCCTTCTTCCGAGTAAGCGGAAGAGGTTATGATTTTGGACATGCCTTCCTCCAGCGACCTTGCCGCTTGTTCCAGATATGTCCTTATAAGAGGCCTGTCCTGTTCCGTTATCTTTATCTTTAGATATAGGCTTTCCCCGCTATCCCCGAAGAGATCACGTCCCTCGAAGCTGGATAGCATTTCGCATTTATTTATCGCCTTTATATATTCAAACTCATATGTCATTTGTGATCCTTTTCTGGCAAAAATAGGGCTTTAGGTATGATTATTTTGTTATTTTGGTTATTCTGACAAAACCAAGTGCTTTTATTCGATTTATTTGCGATTAAAAAGATCAATCATGAAACGACTTATTCCTAAATCACGGTTTTCCCGACGCCCCACGACGGTTGATAGCGTCAAGCACCGCGTCAAGATATCAGGCACGGACAAGACCAACATACCTTTACTGTCTAGGTGCCAAAACGCTTGGGAAAACCTTAGCGATTTCAGGGCCACCCGTCTTCGTAATTTCCGTTACGTGTTCGGTGACCAATGGGGTGATATCGTGGTGGACAAGGACGGGGAAAGAATGAAGGAACGCGATAAGATAGCGAGGCGTACGGGAGGGGTCGCTTTGCAGAACAATCATCTTTTCAAGATCGTAAATACTTTGGCGGGGTTATACGCAAAGACCGCTACCCTTCCCGTATGTTTCGCCCGGCAGAAAGACGCGGATACCAAGTCACAGATGATGACGGACGCTTTACAGACCAACTGGGAAAATAACCTTATGAAAGATGTCCTCACCTCTGAGATGATAGAGTTTATTTGCGGTGGATGCGCCGTGGTAACGGAGGAATGGTCTAGCCATGACGATATAGAGGACAGCTACACCTACGTGGTCAACCCTTCCTATTTCTTCTATGAGTCGAAAGCCAATGATCCAAGGCACTGGGATGATTCCTTGATCGGGGAGATCCGTGACTATACATTAGGCGAGCTGGCCTCGGTATTAGCGGAGTCCGAGTATGATTACAGGCAATTGGAGGAGATTTACTCACCTTGGCTCAATCGTATGGAAAATCTGGGAACCCAGCAGACGGATCGTTTCATGGACGAGTCTTTTGACACGCCTCCCGCCGCCGACCTGTGCCGGACCTACCATGTTTGGACACTGGAGAACAAGCCTAGATACCGTTGCGTGGATATCATGGATACCGATGATCCTATATACAGGATAGAGCTTAGCGATCTTCCTGTTATCAAGAGAGAGAACGAGGATCGTATGCGTATGGGAATATCTCAGGGATTACCACCGGAGGAGGTCCCATTGATAGAATACACCTATATAATAGATCAATATTGGCATTTCCAGATGCTATCACCGGACGGACGTGTACTTACCGAGTATGACACGCCTTATGAGTATAAGTCTCACCCCTATGTTTATAAGTTACACTATTTGGTGAATGGGAGGACAGTTCCTTTTATTTCCGTTATCATAGATCAGCAACGATACATCAACCGGCTGATCATGCTTAACGACTTGGCTATCCAATCAGCGGTAAAGGGAGTAAAGATGATCCCTAAAGACTCCGTTCCGGACGGGATGTCCAATCGTGAGTTCGCCGAGCAATTCGTTGAGATCGGATCATTCATTTTTTACGAGCCGTCCAAGAGCGGGAACAAACCGGAGGTCATAACATCGAACTCTACCAATATCGGTACCACGGAGCTATTGCAATTACAATTGAGTTTCATAAACGATATAACGTCCGTGTCGGAAGCCTTGCAAGGGAAAACCCCGTCGGGATCAACGGCAGCTAGCAGATACGCCATGGAAACACAGAACTCCACTACATCTATCGCTACGTTACTAACCAAGTTCTCCACGTTCGAGGCCGAGATCGCTCGTAAAAAGATGAAAACGATCCATCAATACTATCAATCCCCAAGGAACATATCGATGGAGAGATCCGCGGGTTATGCCACTTATAATGAGTATGACCCGAAGACAGTCCAAGATATAGATTTCAAGGTCAACATCAAGGAATCCGCTGAATCTCCGGTAGCGAGAATGATGTTAAACGACTTGGTGAAGGAATTATGGATGGCCGGAGCCATTTCCGCGGAGCAAATGTTATCACTATCATATTACCCCGGATCAGACCAGATACTTCAGTCCATTCAATCCAACAAACAAGCGGTTGAGCAAGGTGGAAATATCCAAGCTGTCCCAGCTGATCAAATGAACGCAATCAACGGACAGGTTAATCAAGATGCGCTCAATAAGGCACGACAAGCCTTGATGTCAGCATAGAGGATAAAGTGTAATATCACTTTCTTTTCCCTTCTATGCTCATCAGGTGCCTTATCCTAGCCTTGACCTCATGAAAGTTGACAGGCTCGAAATCGAGAGAATCAACCAACCGATCTAGTTCGCATTTGGAGGATTCTCTCTTTTCTGTATGTTGCTTACCTTTTTTCATTATTAACGAGTGGACACCATAAGAAAAACAATAAGATTATCCACATATACCCTGTACCTGTTGTGTCCCTTTGATAAGGGAGAGGTCTAACCAAATGCGAGGATGATCGTTTAAGCCGTTTCGCCAGCAACATTCTCTTTCGTGTCTGATCCATCTTCTGTTTGTTTAGGTGATATATTGTTCCAATTCATTCCCCCAATCATAGAAGCCACTTGCGAAACCATACCTTGAGGATCATCCGTGTCCTTCAAATCCAAATCCTTTTGAAGAAAGTTATATATTTCTTCCGCTAAAGGAGTAAACTCCAATTTTTCCCCTTTTTCGCGCGCCTCATTTACGGATTCCGTCGCAAGACGAGCGGCCTCAATTTTTAAATCTGCTTTTGTTACCATTTTCTTTTTTTTTGTTGATAAATATGTCTGTTTATCTCGTTTTTATGACAATTGCAATCACAAATGAACAGCTGGATATCGGGAGCTAGCTTTCCTCCTATGTACCCGCTTAGGTAAGCTATCTCTTCTCCACCCACATCCATATTTAAGGCTATAGCCATGTGATCGGTCAAGTGCCGGCACTCGTGGAACAACGAATTGGAGAACTCCCTGTAAGACGAGGTCCGGCCTATCACCATGACGGATTCCCGGCTGCGGTAATTCGAATAGGTCAGTCCCACGTCCAGATTGCACGACCCCATATTGCCATAAGCCTCCCGTATCTTGCTTTCCGGGCAACCGACCCTCCTCAATAGGGCTATGATATCGGATGTCCTCGAACAGGTGACGTTATACAGTACGTGGATCACCCAATCGTATCTCTTGATATGGTAATCCCGTCGTATCATCTCCTTACCGTCTTGAACTCCCGCTCTATCCTCCTCCTTTGTTGCCGGGTGAGATTGGTAGCCTTGAGATTGCCCACCACCTCGGATACCTTGTCAAAATCCTTCTCCGGCATACTCGCCAGCACGTCCTTGGGGGACTCTCCCTTCAAGATCCTCAGTATGTAGCCCCAGCCTCCCATCACATCATCTCCTCCCAGATTATAGGCGTGCCAGACCCTATGCAATCAGCGTAATACCTTGTGAACACCATGCCATCATAGCCATCTGGATCATCTATCACGGCCTTGATATACCTAGCTAGCCCTTGCTCATTCAATGGCAATCTCGATTGAAAATCGAACAGGCACATATTAGCGACATAGACATAGTCATATCCTTCTGACTTACTTAACTTAACGCCATATTGCTTCAGTATCTTATCCACGTCCTCCTTGGTATAACTCCTAGTCTCTTTTTTATCTCCGGAATCGTCTACCGTCCACATCCGGGAAACGGCGAAATCGCACATGGCCTTGGAGAAATGCCAGCCATACGCCTTTAAATATTCTCTCATTCCCGTAGGGAACTTATCGTATGCGTCCAATCTCATGATCTGCTGATTTAAGAGAGGGACTTTCGCCCCTCCCATGGTTATTATTACCTACGTCCACGTCCGGATCCTCTTACTCCCCGGCGATTGCCATAGCCTCCCCCGGATGATCCACGACCGCCGCCACGGTTGCCGTAACCGCCACGTTCCCACATCTCACGGAACTCATCGTCGTCCTCGAACTCATCGTCATCGTCTTCCTCCATACGGTTGCCATAGCCTTCCATGGCCTTCCGCTTTCCTTCCTTACAGCCAAGCTTATAGGCCTCCTTAGCCAGTTCCAACATATCCTCGTCTTCCATGGCGTCGAATTCCTCGATCAGCTCCTTCAGTTTTCTGCTATATGTTCCCATATCACTCTGTTTTTTTATTATTGTTATTATTACCGTTCACGGAACCGACAAGTTGCTCCATCATGGCAACCAACCTTGCGTTAGCCTCCTTCAGATCGGACATCTCGTTTCTCATGTTAGCGATCTCACTCTCCCTCTCCTTCTCCCGGGCAAACTCAGGGTTCAGTATTACCAGCATCTTCTCGCACCCCTCAATCACGGATTTATGGTAATCGATGCTGTCAAGTGCCTGTCGGCTTTGCTGCATCATGGCGTTGATCTCCGTATTCAGGGCACCTAGATCGCATGACACAACCAGTTTCTCCCCATTTGTAGTGGGGTAATCCGTAATGGTAACGTCGGACAAGACGTTAGAGAAGCTGACGTTGTCCTCACCTACCTTGGCCTTTATGTCCACCACGATTTTAGCTTGCGGACCATACATATTGAAATTTGGATTCTCCGGTCTCGGAGGGGACACGCTGACTATGCTTCCAACCTCACAAAAAGGCGTATTCCCCTTATGAAGGATATATAAAGGATTCCCTTGTCTCTGATTCTTGAACATATTTCTTGTTTTTTATGAGAGCCGGATCGCTCCGGTCTCTCGTTGATACTCTATCACACCACTCCCGTCATTATCTGGAGCGTATTATTGCCCGACTCATAGTAACACAAGTAGATTCCGGTGCCGGTTATATCGGATGCCGTGACATCTGCGCCGTTAATGGTCGTTAGCGCCTGCGTGGAGCCGTTCGTGTCAAACACTACCGGCAACGTCCCGGTAGTACCAGCCGGGATAGGCTGGGCCAGACGGAACAAGATCAACCCGCTAAACGGGGCTGACAGGAACGGGTGATTGCGGAAGGAGAAACGAACGTTGGTCGTCCCGACCGTAACGCCCGTGCTCTCCAAACGTGGGATACCGTTCTTGTTCGCCATTATGAAAGGACTAATGAATGCCATAACTCTTTATTTTTAGGTTATTAACTCATTATCCCCATCCGTTGCCGAAGTTTCCCCAGTTACCGAGACCTAGGCCTAATCCGTACTGGGCGGCCACGCAAGTGGGTATGCCTACCACGGGGGAGTAAGGAACCTTTGCCACCTCCGGCTGGTTACACTCGATCTTGGCCAATCTTGAGCTCAAATCACCCAAGGCGTTACCTAGAGGGGCGGTCTGCGCCTGTAGAGTAGCGGCGAAATAGGCGTTCTGGTTGCTTTGGGAGATCTGTCCTTTCAAGGCTAGGTTCTCCGCCGTCAAGCGATCCATCTTGTCTTGTTGATACAAGTTCTTGAAATCACGAACCTCGTTGATGATATCACGGGTGTTCTGCAGACCTGAGTCACGGAGAGTCAACGTGTTGTTGTTCATCGTATTCACCAGCGTGTTTGTCTGGTTGCAGCTAGCCAATTGGTTCTCGTAGCCCATCTTAGTGATGTTGTTGTTAACCGTGCAGCAGCACTCGGCGATCTGGCTCAATAATTGATTGTTTCCACTTTGGACGGCGTTAATGATTTGTTGGGAACTCATGCCTACTTGGTTACCCACGCTCTGGATCTGTCCTTGGATCTGGCAGATAGCGTTTTGTAATTGTTGGGTTGAGCAATTCAAGGAAGATGACAATTGGCTGATAGCCGTTCCGTTTCCTTGGATAGCGTTCATCAACAATTCACGACCAGCGTCATTGTTCAATTGAGCCGGTAATCCGTTAGCCCCGTTGTTGCCGAAGCCGTTGCCACCCCAGCCTCCCCATACGAAGAACAGGAGGATGATCCAGATCCACCAGCAACCACCACCGCCCCAAGCGTCTTGATTGCCCTTATTGTTCATCAAAGCCGCTACCAAATTGGGGTCCAATGATTTTCCACCGCCACCCATCAAGCTCGGGAGAAAGGCCATGATGTCAAACTTACTTCCACCGGAATTACCTCCTTCGGGAGTACCGATAAAATAATTTCTATCCATTATCTTTAATTTTTGTCGTTAATCCGGCACCATTACCGGACACGACAAAAATCATGAGAAGGGCTTTGCTCCTAAAATAATGATTTGCTAGTCCTTTGCTAATTCATTGCTAATTTGTTGCTGATAAGTTATGAGCATCCAGCTACGATTGTATTTGCTAGGGAAAGTATTCCTTACGTAATTGACAGCCTGTCTCGTCAATCCCGTAAGCTCCGATATTACGGTATCCGTGTAGCCTTTCATCGTTAGATTCATTATGACAAGATTCCGTGCGTCAACGTACTTTTCTCTTTTACATGAGAACATCATTATAGGATCAACCCCACACACCTCACAGGCGATAGAAATAACCCTTCTGTAAAATTCCTCTACCTTACTCATAACTTTTTTATAGATTTTGTTAAACAAAATAACTCCACGTATGTTTTATAGGTACAAGCCCCGAAAAACATACATGGAGTTATGTCTTTCCTCCGGAAGGTAGAAGAGTTGGAGGAATAGGGGCTTTATTCAATACCCGCCCCTATGGGTATTACTCACCAGATCCTATAGAATCCTCCTATACCTACATAAGGTGATAGTCCATGCTTTCCGATCCCATAACCGGCTATCGCGCCGATTCCCCATCTACGGGGGGAGATCGTCTTGGTTATATACTCAGTCCTTCTATAAACCTCGATGTAGTCAAGATTAGGCTTATAGCCGGATATTGACAGCCGGTAATCATCCGTCTTGTACTCCTTTTGAGTTATGGGTACCGGAACATATACAGGTTCCTTTACCGTGTCACCGTCCAACGTGATATAAACAGGGAACGGCTCAGGTATTGTTTGTACCAGTGTCTCATAGACCGGGTACGGGATGCTGTCATGTATCGTATCCACCTTGGCGGACGTGTCGGTCTTGGATATCGAATCACTAGCCACATCCCCCCGGATATGGTAGCCAGCCGTGAAACTGGCTACCAAGCACACTAGTATTAATATTACTTGCCAAGGTTTCATATATTGCGATACTCCTCCTCGGCATTAAAACATGGACACATCTTCATCCACTCGTCCGGTTCAATCTTACCGTTACCGTTAAGATCCGGGGATAGGTCACGATGACCGCATATCCTACTATCCGGGAACTGTACGACCAAATCCAACAACAGCCTTATAATCGACTGTCTCTGTGCCTCCGTACGTGTATCATCCGGATTCCCGTCCGGATCAAGACCACCCTCATAGCATATTCCTATACTGTTCTTGTTATATCCGGTCACATGAGCCGGAATCAATTCCAATGGACGCATAGATACTATCTCCCCGCTCTTCCGGATATAATAGTTATAACCTGCGGAGTTGAATCCTCTCGCCTTGTGGTCTCTCTCTAATTGCTCAGGGGTATAATCCTTATCTACCCTAGTGGCCGAACAATGGATCACGATCAAGTTGATTTTCCTGTTAATCGTTCTCATATCAATTATTTTTTATACTTTTATGCGCTTTGTTAACCTTGCTATCCTCCCTTGCGAAAGACAGGAAGCTAAAATTTATCCGGCTCCCCTATCCTTTTGGATCTGGGGAGCCTTTTTTATTCTTTGTCTTGTTATACTCATCCAAGAAATTGACCTTACTAATGAATTTTACGGCGGCAACCCAATACAAGAAGGCTATCACCTTGTTATCCGGGAATACCTTGCCCATGTTCTTCAAGACATTGGTCCCGTAAAACCATATCATCGCCCACGTGATCCAAGACACGAAAGCCTTGGCGTTATCCTCCGATATATCCATCATCACGCCTATCCAAAACGAAATGATAATTATCAGGAAATAGACTAGCATGTACACCCAGCTACGGATAAACTTGCTCTTCCGGAAATCTCCGTGATCCGCAGCCAGCCCCCAAAACGTATCGATGAAGGCCAGCGACAGGATCACCACCAAGAAGTTCTCGATCGGTGACACGAAGTCCATCGCCGTGACTACGGCGGCTATGGCAATGGACTTTAACCAGTTGGCGAGGTCTGATATGTAGGAGAGGTAGCGGTACATAAGGTTTGCCTATTATTACATAAATCCATTAATCTGTAGGAATAGAATCTTTATAGACTACATTACTTAAAATCATCGAATAGGAATTTGGTTTATATATAGGATTAAATTCCAAGTAATAATTCCACATTCCATAACCCATATGCTCATAACCTCCAGCAGCGAAGTGAACATTATCAGGTTGCATAGCCTGACCTTCCATATTTACAGTCTTGAAGTAAGGGTCAATGCCATTCAAGGTTGCAAAAGTTTTGTTTGCGCTATAAGTTGGTTGAAATTCTGTATCATAATATGATGAAATCTGACCATTTATGATTGGTAATGCAGGAGCTGCCCAAATACCTCTCATCCAAGAAAGCAATCCTTTCAAATTATCCTCAAAGTAAGATGCTCTAATTTCAGTCATGTCAGCTTCACCTTGATGCCATAATAGGGCCTGAATAGCCAAGTTTATATTATTACTTGAAGCATACAGATAAGCCTTTCTAATCTTCTCAATAAGTAGGTTACACATACTTGTGCCACCATCTGTGATAAGTTCTGGCATAGGGGTCCAACAATAGGCTCTGGTTTCTCCACTTGCTCTTAAAGGGGAAATAGGAGATCCACCAATACTTTGCTTTACTACATAAAGTTTCTTTGCTGGATTTGCCTCCAAATATTTTTTTGCGAAATAAATATCAAATCCAAATTGGTTGCTTGCATTATCCTCACTTCCTGTATTGACACCTAACTCCCAAGGTTGGAATTGCTCTGCTATAGGATTCCACATCATATAGTTCTCTATCTTATAGTTCATGTCAATCAACCATTGTGGAGCCTCAGATTTATCAGCTCTACCATCAGCATTGCTTTGACCTGCTACAATAATTAAATCATCATGGTTCCCAGCTATATTTAGCAATGCACCTCTCTTGTATAGATAGGCATTATTCATTCCACCATAAACAACCTCTCTCTGTCCAAGATAAGTAGAAGGGAGTATAATACCTCTTACATTACCACCTCCAGAAGAAGGATTTAAATCAGGATTATATATAGTAAGTTTTGGATAACCAACTATATTCCAGCATAATGTCATGTGCGTTGCACCATCAGGTATAAGGTTATGTAATGGGACATTTTCATACATTTGCGACCCTGCTTGTGAGAAAGCTGTTATACTATCTCTTCCAAGATAATTAGAGGAATCATTATAATCACCTTTCCAATATCCAACAAGAAGAATTGCACCTCCTTGGCAAGGGATAGTAAGGTACTTTTGACCTTCTGGTATATCTGTTAATGGTATAGATATAGTCCTATAACCTTCATTAGCATTTACAGTCAAATCTCTTTGAGAGATATAACCTTGATATTGATTATAATTGGTAAGATTAAATGATATTCCAGTCTTAGCAATCTGCTTCTGTAAAGTAGTATCATCTACTTCCTCCCATCCCCAGTCCATCCAATTAGCGCCAGTTTCATGATGTCTTACTCCTTTCTTTAATCTCCCACTATTCACATCATTTAAGAAGAGTATCTGGGTCATATCATAACCAAGGAGATATGGAGAGGATTTCATAACATATAATATGCCATTATTATAAGTTTCACTTGATATATAAGTTCCATAACTATTTAAGTTATCAAGTTCACTAAACTTAAAAGTGCCTATATCAAAAACAAATGTTTGATTACTCCATTCAGTCCACACACCACTATTAAGTCGCCTTACCTTAAATACTAATGTTAAACTATCATTATAGTATAACTGAGTCTGGTAAACAATTCCATTTACAGTTTTAACAAAGTAAATAATAGGATACCCATTCTTTGCTCTCTTATAAACTCCTGTAGTAGTAACTTTATCTATAAAATTGTCTGCATCTGAATCATTAGTTTCAATAAAACCATCAAATGAATAAATTGTTGATGATAGTGCATCAAGTAAATCTTGTGTAATAATTTCTTGATTTACCCAAGAGGTCCATGAATTAGTAGAAGTAGAATATTTTCTTTTTCCCAAGACAACTTTGTCCGTAAAATCAGGGACATAAAATCTAACTTGATATATCTCAGCACCTTTTTCTGCTTTAACAATTAGTATATAAGGATTTCCATTTTTTTTAATATAAAAACCTGTAGATTTTATATTGTCGATATTATAGGGAGATTCTATAGTATCAAATATTTGACCATAGAATCCAGCGTCAGATGCAACAAAATTTGTAATCCCCCATTCGTTGGAATCTGTCCCTATATACATCCAAGTTTCGGCTAATCCTGTTAAAGAATTTATAAAACTCACTTTTTGCCCTAATCTTCTTAACCTATTAGGAACAAGAGCTATAGCTTCCACAAGAGTGTACTTTGACCAGCCATTATGCATTGAAACATTGTACTCCATGATTGAATTATCAATATTTCTAACCTCCCCCCTCAAGCTAGTCTCCCTTGCGTCCGTGCCAATCCACGCCCCCGCCTCATGATCAGCCGTGAACTCGTACAAGAGACCGCCGTAATTAACGATCTCGCCTTTTACGTAGGGCTTGGTATCGGAGAAGACTGGGTACGTGTCTAGGCCGACGATGGATGAAACAGCCTTTTGGCTCATGACCTCCGTCTCGCTATTCCCGATCGTCTGAACCACACCGGCGGCTATGCTTTGGAAAACCCCGTTATCCCTCCATCCTGAATCGTTATACACGTACATCCGGTATATAGGATTCTTATGTTCCGTGTCCTCAGCCGCGTACGTAGGGCCTACCATGTAGATATCACCCTGTTTCACGCCCGTAGAGGGCAGGGCTGACGAGGTAGCGACATACCCCTTTATATACAGGTCTTGAGTGAACGGCTTTGACAGGTCAGACCATGTTTTCTGATCCCGTGATATCTGGATCTTATTGTCTTGAAAGCGGAACCAAGCGGCGATATACTCAGAGATCTCATTCCATACCTCTCCATCATACGAGTATTGAAGCTTGTTATTAACCGTGCGAAGCATGGGGGTAAGCCCGTTGTCCCCTTTAGGTCCCTGTGCCTTGAAGCCGGTATCAACGCCATCTTGAAACCAATTTCCGTTAGAGCCTATGGTTATGTTACCCCCGACCGGAAGGGCGTCCGTTATCCTAGTCCAAGAGGAGTCAAGACGGAAGAAATCATCGGCGATACAAAGATCATAGGTGAGCTTCTCCGTTATCGTCTCATCCTCAAGGTTCTTGTAAGTGATTATGATACCCTTCCTTCTCATCCAGAAAGGCAATTGTATACGGGTATCCCCCGCCGATCCCATCCAAGGCAAATACACGTTGTTGCATTTCCACAATATGGAATCAAGCCTCTCTTTCGTCCTAGCGTCATATACGGCCTGAATGTATGTCAACGGATAGATCGGAAAACGCTCGTTCTTATCCTTGGCCAGCTTGTCTAGCTGCTGTACGCTATCCCTCTCGTAACCCTCGCAAATATCTTTTCGCTCTTCCATGATGTATCGTGCTTTAGTTCGTTATACGTAAAATATGTTGTAGCCGGCGTTAAGTCTCAAGATCAAATCAAGGTCGTTAGCCTTTGACCAATCCTCGCCTTCCTTCTTGTAAAGGGCTAGCTTGAATACGCTCTTATTATCCAACTGATCTAATTTATAGGTATTCCCGGCCAGATAGAAAGGCTTATCTACCCTTATACGCTGATCGCCGTTCTCCGTAAGATCGATGTTCTTACGGCCTTTGTACAATGTCCTTACCTTCGGCTTGTAAACAGAGAATACAAGCTTGAATATCTTTCTGATGATCGTGTATATGAATTGTCTCATGATTATAATGTTTTAATGGTTATACGGTAGCTCCAGTGGCATCGATCCAGTTCGTGCCATTCCACCATTTCGGTTTATTCAATGTTGTGTCATAGAGGCATTGACCTTTTGCGTATGTACCCTGAATTTCAGCTGTGATATAATCCGATATTATACAACCATTTGGTAGTATCTTAGTTTTATTAAGAGTCAATATCCCATTTATTATAGAACCTCCTTTAAAAGATAGACTACATCCTGATCTCATATTCAATTCGGAACCCTCCAAATCTATATCTTGCGTAATCTCAAAGACTGTATCTTCTACATTAAACTTAACTTTTATATCAGCAAGTGTCATATTCATTATTACTTTAAATTATCACAACTTTATTAGTTAGAGTTACATCTATATTTTTTAGTATCGGGTATTTAAAACTCAATGTATGGCTACCGCTAGTTTTACAAGGCTTATTTAACCTCGCATAATTAATCTCATCCTCTGTATATATCTCCAGAATGACCGCCTCCTGAATATCCTCAGATATGTTTACAAGTCCTCCAAGCGTAAGACTGGAGGGATCCCCGGAAACAACAATCACAGGAGAGTTTGATGTGGTAGATACAGGAATTTTAGACAAATTCGTGGTTCCTCTTTCCACAACCAAAAATCTACTACAATCTTGTTTTGAATTAGTAATTAAAACATCACCTTCCATACAATTGACAGGAAAAAAAGTAACACTTCCATTCAGAAGGTATTCATTCTGTGTAATCGGAACAGAGTTTCCTTTATATAAATATCCTGCCTGTTTTAATATCGGAACACAATAAGGAAAGTTGTTATTTTTAACACTTTTGACGGTGACGGTTCCAGCATTTCCTCCAAAATTTATTACTGATTCAGCAGTTGTTATAGCTTCTATATTATTATCCTCAAAGACAAGATCCGAAACCCCTCCCCTTATAAGACTATATACTATATAATTTCCAAATATTTTATCCGTCTTAAAATTGTTCCCTTTTATAGTTAAACCTTTTATACTATTTTTTAATGATGTCAAACTAGTAGCATCATCTTTAATATATATAGAGACATCCTTCCCTTTGATTGTAAAGGTATTATTTATGATTTTAAGACCCTCTATATCAGAGTCCAATATTCGAAAAGGCCTAGATTTGCTCTCTATTTGATTATTCGATATTAATATATTATTAATTACTCCAAATTTATCAATAGTAGTTACATCTAAAAAATGTGAATGAGATTTTATGCAAATAGCATCATTACCTAGATCATTAAGTATAATATTATCGGATATAACAATATTATAAGCTGGGGAAAACTCTTTTGTATCATAAGGTAATGATTTGGCACTTTGTATAGCATATGGATGATTTCCATATGTTTTACCTTTACAATAGATACTGCCATACCTCCCCCCACAGCTTTCTATTATATTATCACTAATAATTATATCGTATACTCCAACATTAAAAGCGCCATACCGGCAGTTCTTGGCAATATTACCTTTAATCAATTGACTTTTATTCATATAGCATCCACCAGTCCATTCTGTTGATATAGCAAAATAGGAACAGTCTTCAAAATAGTTATTAGTATATATACAGTTATCCGATTGAGTAGCTATAAAAGAAGCAACGCCTTGAGTCAAATAGTTGCCATCATACAAAGTGCTCTTAAAACCATAGTTTATAAAAGTACCATAAGCTTGATAATTACCATAAGTAATACAATTTGTAACACGCAAAGAATATTTAAGTGTAGGATCATAAAAAATAAATTGTTCAAAATGATTATCGTGGGCGATATTCGAATCAAATACAACATTATGATTATTATTAATATTCACGGCTGATTGATAATATAATCCCCATTCTTCCACTGGTTCCTTTATGGATTGACATTGAGAATAATTTAAAAACTCGCATTGTTTGACAGTTACATTAAAACAATTTTCTATTCTTAACAAGTTCTCCGGGTTGTGTTCTTTCATGGCATAAGTATGAGCCATACCGTCAAAAATCACATTCTCTATCAATACATCAGAATTTGTATCATGAATATATAGGATATTGACAGATTGATTTTCATTTATATTCTTGGATTGTAGCCTTCCATTGTGAATCTTTTGTATATCCTTTATATCAATCCTACTACACCATAATGTACATTTATTTAAATTTACATTTCTTGAAATATTAGATAAACTTTTAAATATTTTGGTTGTTAATTCTTCATTAGTAAACCATGATACATTTGATTCTCTATTTAGAAAAGATCCATTTATTTCCAACGAATGAAATATTGTTGACAAACTGGAATCAATATAAGAATCATGACCCACTAGTGTACCATTTCTCAACGATCCCCCCTCGAACCGCAATACGCAATTCTCCGGCACCTCGATCGTCTGACCGGCTAGGCAGTAGTCGTACTGGATGATGTAGATGGTATTAGGCTTTCTCATCATGTGCTGCGTGAGCGTGTTCACGCCGTTCACGTAATGCTTCCGGAGATACACACGTCCCATACCGGAGTAATCCTTCGGGGCGTATTCCTTGTCTTTCAACTTCAAGGTCTGGTTATCCGTCACGGTTATATCCTCCTCGTCCGGAAGGTTGGTTATGCTCTTGTTACCGATCAATTGCTTGGTAGCCTCGGAAAGATCGTCCGGATCGACGGAACCGGGCTTCAAGTCCGTTACCTGCTGGTTGGTGATGTCGATTATCTCGTTCCGCAATCCTCTCCGGGTGATATACGTATCACGGATAACGTTACCCTCATGGTCTCTCCAAGCACGGTCTACCGTGATCTCCGGGGTAAGGTCGATGTCCGGCTTGAAACCGGCGGGATGGGCTGATACCGGGGCATGGCTCTTGATCTCATCAACGACATCCCCCATATTATTAACCTTGTCCTCCGCTTTCTCTACACGATTATCAAGTTTTTCCGTATCTTCCCGAATATCCTCTATGGCATTGTCTTGTGCCTCCAACTCATCGGTAATGGCCTTTTGGCTCATGGTATCAACCTCGCTATCACCACGGGAATTGAGTACGCTTACGTAACGCTCATGCTTCAGCCACTCTCCTTCCGTACCGTTCCAGTCCCCACGTAATACGGCCAGCTCGTATGAGGACAAACCATCATAGCCATAAGTGGCGGTAGAGGTCTTTACTTTCAGCACGACGACGCCTTCTCCGATATTCGTAGCCTCGTCCTCAAATTCGGTAATAGAGAAAAGATCCTCTTTCTTGGAGCGGCATACGCTTCGTGTATCAAAGACATGATCCATATTCTTGACCCATATCGCCTCGATAGAGTAAGTTCCTTCTTCCAACCCTGAAGGAATGTCTACATAAAGCGTACCTTTGTCCGCTCTCGCTTGAAGTAGATATTTCTCCCGGTTGCCTAATAGAAAAACCTTTACATTAGATCGGGAGAAATCCTCTTTCACCGGGCTTATCCCCTTGTAAATAGTCCACTCTACCCGAATTAACCTGTCCTTGAATATGTATACCATGATTCTATAGTCTTGTTATTGATTGGAGTTGGCCCCGGATGGATTGACACCCATAAGAACCAACGCTTGATTAAACATACTGTCCGCGTGCTGATCCCTGTAAGTAAGCAACGTGAGGCCGGATATATAATAGATCAGCGCCTTTTTCAGCTTGGGGCTTACCTCCAAGCTATCCGTTATATCCTCGTCCGTTATGATCCCGATCTCGAACGTGTCGGATTTATCCTTCGCCTTATATAGCTCCAATGTCTTACCCGGCCTCATGGTCAACGCCAGTTTAGGTCTTTCCCATGTCCCAGTTGCGTATGGATCCGACAGCGTGGCGTATTCCTTATCGTTCCAATAGATAGGATCTGAAATAAATAAAGGCCATGATGATAGCCTAGCGTAACAAATCCGAGAGTAGTTCTCCGGCAAGCTTACATGAGCGACAAGATCTTCCTCTATGGTTCCGTCCGTTATTATCTTGTTCGGTTCCAGCAGGCCCCAGTCCGCGTTACCGTTTACGAAGCGCAACGCCTCCGATATCTTGGACTTGATAATCGTGTCCATTTCCTCGTTATCCTGCGTTCCTAGGAACTCAGCGTCATTAAGCCCGATCTCGTCTATGCAGATCTTGACCTCACTCACTATGTCGCTCACGCTAATATCCATATCATTTCATGTTCGGGAACGAGACACTTAATTTATCCTTTAACTCCTCAAGCATATCATCGTTCTCCACTTTATAGCCCATCTTGGCGAAATAGTCAATAGCATCATTCACGTTCTTTACGGTCTTGACCTCTTTCACTTGTTTTTCCCGGCCTCTCGAGTTCCTCATGACCGAGACACCAGACACATCATCGTCTTTTAACGTAGAGACGAGCCGGATAGACGTACCAAATCGGCAATCATTCTCGATAGCGTCTTGTACGAAAGGGTTGCTAGTCCGTAGTAAGGCGTTCTTACCATTGATGAAATTACCGCCCTTGAACTCCATGCTGACCCTTGTGCCGCAGTATATAGTACGGAGCATGCAATTATCCTTGCCTACCAACTCATATGTTTTCGTGATCATTCGATTGATTTTATTAGACCCACCGTGCGTTTGCTCCGGTGGGTCTTGTTTGACAATATTACAGTTTACACGTTGATCTCTCCCTTGTATGGTTTCCATGCCGTACCGTCATATACATATAATCCGACGGCGTGCGTATCGTCCGCTACGGTCAAGTAAACCACATCGTCCTTTTTCGGTGTAGATACGGAACTCAGGGAAGCCACGCTGGAAACGACCGTGTCAAGCATAGACAGCTTATATCCGCTCACTGTCACGTCCGGACCGATCAGCATCGAGTTATAACCCGTAAGCATCAAGCAGTCATCCTGAATATAATATTGGGATTTGGCCTCCCGCACCTCACCGCCTTCCCCCTTGGAATGATCCACGGTAAGAGTCTTTCCTTTCTGGTAGTAATAACGCTTGGCCTCGGACATCGGGAAAGCGACGGCGCATTCCTCATATCCAAGATCGTCAAGGGCGTGCTCGACCTTGAAGTTCAGCTTTCCGAAAGTGGTCTCGAAAGAGGAGATATCGATACCGATATTCTGTTTCTTGACGAATGAGATATCCTTATGTTTCGTGAAATCGATGTTCAGCAACTTCTCGATGAACTTGGTACCGCAATACACGTCCATCTCGTTCGTGTTCGAGTACTTCCCGAAAAGCATACGGGTGATACCGATAAGGTCGGCGAACTCCAATGTCGAACCGATCTGGTAACCCAGCCGTAATTGTCTCAACACTCCTTTTTGGAAATACACGTATTCTGTACCTGTTTTCTTGGAGCCATACTTCAAGGACTTAGTTCCTACGCCGATCAACATCGTGCGCGTGCATTTCTTGCGGAAATTAGACAAAGTCCAATCCTTCAAGTCTTGCACGTTCCACTTCGCCTTCTTGTTGATACGCTCGAAGAATTCCGTCCACGTGATCGGGCATACCTTCTTCTGCAAGTAGGCGATCTCTTTCTTGGGATAAGCGGAATCCGGGGCGATCTCAACCTCGCTCTCGCTCATTGCCGGTGCCATGATATGCAATCCGGTGCCCGCTTTCAAGTCCGGCACATACATGTTCCCGCTATCATCCAACGGGCCGTTAAGGGCGGCAACCATAATACCGTTAGCCTTATCCGCCGATACGACATAGAGAACCAACGGACTTCCGTCTGAATTGCCCGCCTCATCATATCCGGTCACCCCGTCCACCAAGACGGTGTTGCACTCGGCGAATAACTTCTCGTCATTCTTGTACAAGCTAAGCTTTACCTCAGCGTCCTTGTCCGTGTTGGTCACATCCGCCTTGGTAACGCAATCCATTATAGCCTCGCCAATATTGTAATGCTCCGGTTCCTTCGTGTTGACATGGACTTGCTTGGCGAGCTTGAGGAAATCCGTGTGCATGGGATATTTGTACGCCTGGAATTTACTGACGTAATCCTCTACCTTGTTCTCGGCCAGATCAGCGTCGGTGACCGCGGATCCGGTAGCCCCCTGCCCCTGCTGGTCAATACCCTTACCCGCCGCGTCCGGGGTCGCGTTCTCCAACGGCTTGCCATCATTGGGATCCGTATCACTTCCATTCCCCCCGATCTCCACGGCCATAGCCGCTCCACCGGTCAATACCGCCAAGACAAAGAACAAAGCCTTGACCCAAAACATCTTGTCTTTAAATAATTTATTCATCGCAAAAGTATTAATTGTTATTATTCTTATTATAAAAAAGGATTGTTCACGTCTTGCGTAACCGGCTTCTCCTGCCGTGCTCCTTGTCTTCCTCTCGGCCTTTCCTGCTTACCGCTAAGATCCTTTAACTTGTCGGTAACTTTCTTGTTGATCCCTTCCGCAACGCCTTCCTCCCGAGCGGCCTCCACGTCTTGGTTATAATTCATTCCCTTGGCCATCATCTCGAAAATAGACGGGTCCAATTTACCGACGATCAAATCATCCATGACTTGATACATCTTGCCTATAACCTCCTCCGCTTGATCATCGGAAAGGCCCATCTCCGAGGCTTTCGCCTTTATCCCTTCCACGCTAGCCGGCATATTCTCCGACATTTGTTTCTCGATCTCGTCCTGTTTCGCCAGTTTCTCCAAGTAAGCGTTATGAGCGTCGGCCAGCTTTTGCGAATAATCGGGATCATCGGCCAAGGCTTTTAAGTCAAGCCCCTTATTCTGTACCATCCACACCACGGGATCGAAATCATCCTGATCCCTAGCGGCTACCATCAACTCGGCGAAAGCTGGACTCTTGGATAGGTTCTCCCGCATTTTCTTAGAGTTACCCTCGTAACCCTCATACTCGTCCATGAACTGGTTGACCGAGCCGTAGTAAGCCTCCTCGTCATCCATGTTAAGATCCGGATTCCGTTTGGCGTATCTTTGTCTGAATCTCTCTTTGTTAGATATATCTGCCATACCTTAATCGATTTTGTTTTAGGCAAAGGAAAATAATAAGGTATATCCGTTTTGTTATTTTGATTATTTTATTTACCCCATGAACCCTAAGAATAATCAAACATGTGAATCTATTTTTTATCTTTGCGATGTTCACCAAAACAAGCGTTCTTTATGGTTAATGGCGTAGATTTCATCCCAGAGCGGGACATGGAGCTTTACGAAGCTTATAGACGTGCTTTGAAGATGAGGGAAGTGAAATCCCACCGAGAGGCGGTAATGAGGGCTATATCCTCCCATGCCTCTAGGTTCTGGATCTCCACCCTTCAAGCGTATAGGGGAATCCTGCTGATCAGGAAGGGGAAGACCAAGGAAAAGGGTCGATCGATCAGGAACAAGATGATCGATGACATTTATGAGATTTACAAAGAGCTGGAGAAAAAGAGAGAATTCAAGGGAAGCTCCGTTTATTTCATCACCTCTTTCGCGGTCTACCAAACGGCCCCCTGTTTTTACATATCCTATTCACGGGCGTTGGCGATAATACAACGCATCAACCGGGAAAGGAAAAATGGAAGGTAAGCTAAAAAGACTGATTCCTTCATTAATAATCGCCTTGACAAGCGTCATACTCCAACTCGCAGGTAAACATTTCTATTTCGATACCAATTCCATACCATACGACCATTTCCTTTACACGTTCACCCACGCAAACATCTTTCATTTATCATTAAATCTTATCGCCTTATTCCAGTTTAAGCCTCGTGTGAAAACATGCCTGATCGGTTACGTGTCTTGCGTCTTGGCCTCGTTCGTACCACTAGCCTCATTGCCGGTTCCTACATGCGGCATGTCCGGATTTATCATGGGATGTTACGCCCGCAGATATCACGCCTATAAACTAAGCCTTTGGAGAATAATATTGAGCAATATCGTCATGGCGTTTATCCCCTTATTCAACTGGAGGATACACTTGCTGTCATTCCTAATAGCCTATATCATCTATGGAGTCATACAGAAAATTAGCGTTCACGGAAGAGGTTGAGTCTATATTGGCCGAGAATAACAAGAGGCTGAAAAATATATTCGGCACGCACGACCAATTCACGGGGCGTGGAATGGAGGGGCATATCCATAGGGTTGTCATAGATGATTACCCCATAAGGGTGCAGTGGCTTACCGAGGAGGTTTTCAAGAACGATCTGTATCAAGATGTTCTGAAAGCTGGTTCCATAAAGGACTACACGATAAGGTTCAACGAGCTGTACCCGGATTCAGATGGGATAAATGAGGAGGACGTGGCCAACATGCTATTTTGGGCTCGTTGCTCGAGAGACCCGTCCTTCGCCTTTTTCTCGTTATTTAAGATCAAGTCGAAAGAGGCGGGAGAAATGATCCCCTTCGAGCTTAATTACGCCCAACGTTACGTGCTATCCGTTCTGGAGGAAATGAGGCATAAGGGAGTCCCGATCCGTATAATATTATTGAAAGCCCGGCAATGGGGAGGTTCCACCTTGGTACAGCTCTATATGGCGTGGATACAGCTATTCGTCATGGAAGGATGGTATTCCGTAATTATAGCCCAGACGAAAGATACCGCCAAACGTATCAAGGCCATGTATAAAAAGGTTCTCGATAATATCCCGGGATTTATATATGGTGTTGACAAGCTACAATTCGCCCCTTACGAGCATTCGGCGTCCGACTCCATAATCACCGACCCGTCCGGGAACAAGGTACGTGATAACGTGATAACCGTGGCATCTTATGAGAATTTCGAGTCAACACGTGGTATGGACTATGCCATGGCCCACTTCTCGGAGGTAGCCTACTGGAAAACAACGGATGGCAAATCGGCGGAGCAGGTTATAACAAACATAGACTCGAATATATTGGAGAGACCGTTGACCATGGAGATCTCCGAGTCTACAGCTAATGGCATGGCCGGTTATTTCTATGATGAGTACCAAATGGCCAAGGAGGGCACGTCATCCCGTAAGGCGATATTCATACCGTTCTTCTTTATCGAGAACGACATGATAAGATTCAAGGACAAGAAAGAGACCCGGCTTTTCATACTGGATCTATTAGAGGGAAGGGATGTCACGACCTCCCCTAATGACAATAGCGAGCCGGGACAGTATCTATGGTCTCTATGGGAAAAAGGAGCTACGCTGGAGCACATCAAATGGTATATCAAGAAAAGGGCCTCGTTCCATGATCACGCATCGATGGCATCCGAGGCACCATCCGATGATGTCGAGTGTTTCAAGTATTCCGGTAATCTCGTGTTCAATATCTATACGATCGAGGTGATGCGGGAAAGATACGTATCACCCCCGGAGTTCATTGGCGACATATCCCAATCAGAGAAGACCAAGAGGATAATTCTCACCAAGAATCCGAACGGCCTGTTGAGAATCTGGAAGAGGCCCGATGATACAAGGACATCCAACGAGTATCTTGTCATCGTCGATGTCGGTGGACGTAGCAAGAACTCAGACCCGTCATGTATAACGGTTATAAACAGGTGGAATTTACGATTCAGCGGAGGAAAGCCGGAGGTGGTAGCCAGATGGCACGGTCATATACGATATGACTGGCTCGCCTACAAAGCCGTCAAGATCGCCAGATACTACAAGAACGCCCTTCTCGCCTTCGAGAGCAATACGTTTGATAAGAAAAAATCAGAGGCATCCGAGTTCGTGGAGGAAGGCGATCATATTCGTGGCATACTGAAAAAGATAGAGGATATCTACCCCAATCTTTACATGCGTGCGGCGACGGATCCCGAGGACATAAGGAACGGCATATACAAGAAGATAGGCTTCCAGACCAACAAGAAGACCAAGCAGGACATGGTGGATAATTTCATAGTGGCGTTCGAGGACGATATGTTCATAGACCCGGATGAGCGCATGTATAAGGAGGCATCCAAATACGAGCAACGTCCGGACGGTAGTTACGGGAATATTCCCGGTCGTGGCAATCACGACGATATATTGATGACAGACATGATAGGAGCGCTCATATCAGAGGATATGCCTAAGCCTTCTATAATCAAAGAAGAATCAACGGGATATCTCGATTCATATCCAAAAAATGAGTCGAGTTTATAGCTTGCGCATGAACGTTTTCCCTGTAAAAATCAATATTAGATAAATAAAATACGACTTATTTTTTACTAATATAAAATAAAGAGAGTATATTCGCGTAGTCACTGATTAGAATGTAAGACGTGACACACATTGTGGCGTTAAAGATATCGTCTCCTATAAAGACCTAAATTCCCCAAATTTATAAACATAACAGGGAGCCGATAGCAACAATACGCCCACGTTATTTGTATATATAATCTATATATAAGACGTGGGCCGTTGCTTACTACCTGTTATGTTGGCGTGGGGACGCCGGGTCTTGGTAGTTGTGACGGTGCCACGTTTTTTCATGTGTATATGTTATATATTTATAACCCCTTATGGCTCTCATCCGTGATGGACTGGAGTCATTACTTAAAGATATTACACTAGGTTGTATTCATAAAATAACTTTATCAAAGTCATACCGCTCTTTCGTGAGAACCAGAGGTATATTTATGCCAATTGGCATAAAATATAGTTTGAATAAATATTTCCCGCTTCCCTTGGGTGGTATTGGGAAGCATTTTAATACGGATATACCCACCGTTGCTATTCCGGGAGGATCGGCAATGATGATTAAGTATGTCTTTGTTTAGATATGGATTTAGATATTATAACGTTCCTGTCCGTGAGAATCGGATCGTTTAAGGTTGTCTGAAAACCATTCATATAGATTATGTTAAATAATAAAAACTCCCTTGTCCGTGAGGATTTGGGGAGTTTTCTATTTTTTACTATTCCTCGGGATAACACTAAAAGTAAAATATGCTGCAAAACATGCCTCCTGCGGGATAACGGATGTGAAGATTGGATAATTTTGTAAAAAATCCAAATTAAAATAAAGTTATGCCAATATATAATTATGCTAAATGTGATACATGTGATTATGAACAAGAATATAATCCAACTAATTATAAATACATATACCCTAGGATTTATGGGTTGGAAGACTTGCCATACCCAGAAATAAGGCACGCTTGGTGCATAAATTGCAAAACATTTGTACCTATACAAAAAGGCATAAACATTAACGATATAAAAAACACAATAAGCATAGAAAATAAGAAATTAGAGAGACTGAATAGAAAGATATTCAAATTCAATAAAGACAAGCAAGATGCACAATCATTAATTAATAAAATAAATCTATACGTTAAATTTAAAGAACTAATTAAATGCAGCACTGTAGACTCATGTATAGAGTGCGGTAGCACAAATCTTATATATAAGGATATAATAAAAGATTTTTGGGTTTGTCCAAAATGTAATAAAGGAATTTTAAAAATACATAGAAAAAAATATGATATATATTTTAGGTTAGCAGATAAAGAAATAAACCCTGTAGGCATTCAATATGAACCTTTTGTAAAAAAAGATTATGGATGGAATAGATTTGATAAAATGTTACTTTGCGCAAATGAAATATTGAAAACAGACTGCCTTTTTTTAGTGTCAGAAAACGACTTAAATACATTCAAAATACTTAATAACAACATCGCATGGGCTATTATAGATAGAGCATCTTTAGTATATACGCTATTAGAATATGATAAAACATATGACTATAGATTTATTAGTCGTATAAAAACGCCATTAGTTGAATATTTTAAATTATCATGGAATGACAGACTAGAATCCGAAGATAGAATAAGGAAAATGATATCCTATTTCAGACAAGAACTAAGTTTCAAAACATTCTTGCCAAATGGTATTATATACACCTTGTTAAATCCAGCAGAAGAACCTGTTATAGACATTTCAAAAACAGACATTAAAAGATCTCTTACATATTGGCGTATAGTACAAAATAAAACTAAAGCATATTTTTCATTTTATAAAGACAAGACAATATTATGATTATTACATTTTTAAGAACAATAGGATCCATATTGCTAAGTCACATAACAGCATATTTGCTATGGTTATTATTCTATTATTTGACACCCTACATTATGGGCGTGGGATGGATGCTCTTTATTGTATATATATTAATAGCCGGTGGACTCATGACTACTATGATCGGAAGTGTAGCTACTTTTATAGCTTATCCTTTAATATTAGTATCTAAAGGATGCAAAATAGCTAAATACGCATCAATACCATTTATATTATACTTCGGTTGTTGGTCTTCCTTAAAATTACCGTATAGCATAAATGGCGATTTCAGTGTATTACAATGGATATTAGCAATCAGTCTAAACATATTAGTACTAATTACATTCATATCTATAATCGTAGCACTATTCAATGTAAATGAAGATTAATACTATAAAGCGGATGGCACCAACGCCATCCGCCACTTCACCTATTTACCATTAGCTATCTCATTCATCATTGCTTTCAAATCGTATAACTCCATTTCCAATCTTTCATCATCTACCTTCTTCAAATACTCACCCATTGATTGATACAATTTGTTAAGATTATTAAACTCTACATATCCACGATATTCATCGCTCATCATAAGATCATTCAATTTTTTCTGATACTCTGCTATATCAAAACTATCGTTCTGTGGATTAGACAATTCTTTACGATATCCTCTCAATCTTTGTCCGATCTTATCCATTTCTTCCAAATTCTCATAATAAGCGTTATCTATGGCTTTCTTTTTCGTCCGCTCATCACCACTTTTTATAAGACGGTTCCCTACAGGGATATTCCTCCAGTCAAAATCACGACTACCCCAAGCGGTTTCAGCGGATTTGACCATCTGGGAACGCGTAGCCTCAATACCTCCGAAATAGCCGTCCAATATATGTTCTATAATGGCTGGGTTTAGGTTAACGGTACCTGTAGTGTATTTATCTCCTCCGGTCAGTTCATTGGCATATTTAGTCATTGCCAATATAGCGGGATCCACGCTCTTAAAAGCCTTTGTCCATTCCGGCATACCCTTGTTGAAGTCGTTATCCTTATATAAAGGCAAACCTGTCCAATCCTTGTTATCTCCGGCCTCAATCAATGGCTTTACCGAGCTTGGGACGAAAGCGGAGAATCCTCCACCTCCCTCCATCATGTCCAAAGGAAGAACCTGTGACATTTGCTCCGCTATCTTCATGGCCATCTTTTTATCGGTATACTTCTCCTTTCCGGAAACTATTCCAGAAGACATTTCTCCTAGTCCATATATAGCCCTTAACTCTATGGGCATAGGAATTGTAATCCAATTTCCTCCACCGTTACGGAAACAGATATTATTACGTCTCACGTATTCCGGAAGATCGTAGTAATCATCATCTTCATCATCCCCAAAAACGGCAGCGATCATAGGCATGATAGTGCCAAGTAAATAGAAAGAGGACGCTAACCCCAAGAATTTCTTGGGATTATCCTTGGCCAGCCTTCCGAAATTATACATACCTTGTACACCAGCGTTCCAAAATACATACATGGATCTTGACAATCCGGACGTGAAAGCGCTAGCGTTACCTATCTTGGTCTGCCCCTCAGTATTCAAGAATTTTGAACCCGCCCCTTTCTTATTGAAGTTTACGGATATCTCCTTAGCGTCATAAATAGATTTATCCATGCTCCGCCCTATTTCCCTAGAAGTAAGGAACGCGGCGAACCTAGCGCAATTCTCGACGCTCTTATTGAACAAGTCCATCCATTCGCCTAGTATTTTCAAAGCCTTTCCGATAGATACCTTTTGCTTGGAGTATTGAAGCTCTTTTTGGATCGCCTTCTTCTTGGCTTCCACGTCTCTCAAATTGGTGTATCCGGTCTCTCCTCCTCTCATTACAAAATCATGGTATGCCTTATTCAAGGGATCGCTCATATCCAACGTACCGTTCTCATACCCCTTGACCAGACGATACATATTGATCGGGTTTACCTTAGCGAAATTCTTATTGAACTTCCAAGCGTAAACAGGACTTTCCTTGACCCATACGGTAGTATTCGAATAAAGAGCGTCACGGAGGAAGTTACTTACCATGAAATTCGGGTTACGTGTCGTAAAGTTAGCCGCCAAGTTACGGTTCAGCCATCCGGCGTATCTCTCCAAGGTACCGAACCATCCTTTCGTATTATCCGGGTTTGTAAGCCCGTTCAACGCTTGAGCGGCCCTTGGGTTCCCGTTTATGGTAAGCACGTATTCTTTGCCAGCTCTCTTTACGATCACTTGATGCTCCTTCAAGTCCTTTGGCAATATCTTGTAAGGTATCCCTATAGCATCCCTTGAACGCCTGACATTAGATCCTTTTTCATTGGATAGCTCCTCCATGCGTTTGTTGAAAGATTCCACGATAGACTCCACCTGTTCCGGATTGGCGTTAGATGGTATATCCGGGAAAACGGCGATCCACTCACCGGAAGCCTCGTCAAGACGAACCCACATTTCGCTTACGCTCACGAGATCCGTCTTATGGTTTTGCACCATTGTCAAAAACTTTTGCTTCATCAAGTTCCTATTCCCTTGCATGATTCCACTCTCTGCCATATTAGCGATCGTCGCTATAGGATCGTCAGCCTTGCTCTTTCGCCCAACGACAGTCTTTATAGGGGCGTTGAACGTCTGGCTTTCGGATGTAAGATAAGCGTAAACCTCATCTGCCGTAGTTTCCTCCCATCCACGCAAAGGCACATAGAACTGATACATATCGCTGATCGAATCAAACGTATTTTGGCTCATAAGCCCGCTATCCCGTTGCTTTGCCAATATAGCGTCAGTGGCTCTTTTGACAGAGGCCGATAATTCCGATGTATCATATCTTGACTCGTAATCCAATACGTATCTCCTTGCGGAATCCGGATCATACCCCGTGTTATCCTCGTTAGGATACATGGACGTGAATCCGCTGAAATCATCAGAAAGATTAGCTCCGTATTCCTCGGCAAGCCTATCCATTTCTGATTGCTGCTCTTCCCAAGACCCGCCGTTCTCACGTATCTCATTCCTTCTCCCGATATACTCGTCAAGCAGGGATTTATATGTTTCCGCGTTTTGTGACAACGCTCGTTTAACGGCCATTTCCCTGTTACGCTCAATACCATGCTTGGTTATAAGGTAATCCCTTATCTCATCAATGGAGGATCCCATCTTTTCCAAACGTGAGATCGCTTTTAAGATAGGCTCGAAAGCCGCTTTCCTATAAGCGTTGAACTCAGCTTCATTAACAGAGGAAAGGGCATTCTCGGCCATATAAGCGTTCTCATAATCCAATATACGACTCCTCGTTGCCTTTGCCACGGCATCCTGCAATGTTTTAAGCCCTAGCATAGAATCCTGAAACGCCTCCTGAAATTGATAGGATGATGTAGATAGGGTACGCTCATATTGATCTTTGGCGGAACCTACCTGTTTCTCTACTACTTGGATATCATTATCAGCGAACAATACCGACTCATTCCGTGCGTTCTCCCTAAAACGGATTGTTTTCTCTGCGAAAGCGAAATCATCCGTCTTTTCCCTTACGCTTTCTCCAACGCCTCTACCCTTGTTTTCAGATCCTGCACGTCCGATGACAGTCCGCTCACCGCCGATTCCATCCCGGACACTTCCGTTCCTATCGCCCGTATCTCCTCCGCCAAGTTGGTCTCCATCGTTGTCAACTTGGCCGTCAGTCTTTTTTCCATTTCGGTCAGTTGCGTTTTCAGTTCCGTCAATAGCGTTTTCAACTCCCCTTGGTTTGTCGATATGGTCTCGTTCACTTTCGTTTCCGTTCTCATCAACGCCATCGATTGTCTCGAGTTCCCTTCCAGTACCTTTTGTTTCAGAAGGTTGTTTTCCTTTTTCAGGTTCAATATCTCTTGCGATTGATCCATTTTCGTTCAAATTTATATTGTTAAGACTTAATCTATTTCTCATCACGATATCCTCGGCTACATCCATCAAGTTTCCTTGCTCCAAGTTCTTATAGCTTCTCCAGAGGATATAACGAAGGTCATTATCCGATAACTTGAAATCAAGGCTAATACCGGCCTTTCTCAACATATCAAGAAAAGAGTCCTTGATCTTTTCCCATAACGAACGCTCGGCCTTGTTATCGAAACCACGTTCCGCTAATTCAGCGATGTATTCCTCTGTAGCCTCACGCAAGTTAAGAGGATTGCCTTTAGTCCGGTCAATGATATTTTTCCGGATATCCTCGTTGGCGTTCCGATACACGTTATCAAGGAAAGTATCGAAATCATCCCCGAATAGCTCACGTAACCCATGATGCCCTACCACCTCATGGAGGAAAGTCCTTTGAGCGTCACCTACGGACGTGGAATTAGGTGATACTATGACTATCTCCCCAGTAGAAGTGTCATACCAGCCTTTGGAATCTCTCTTACGGGCCAACATATTCTCATCCGTATCGTTTATATCGTCCACGTCATGGATTACCCTGACAGGGGTATTAAGCTTGTTTGACCAATCGTTGATTGAGGATTCAATAGAACTTACATTATCCTGATTATTAGTTGTATCTACTCCCATGAATCGAAATCGAGTCTCTCCTTCCTCTTTTACCAACGTACCATCAACGTCAAGAGTTGATTCTAACTGAATATCCTCAGCTTTAGCTTTTTCAACTAATTGTCTCTGCAGATCATTAACCTCTGCCTGAGCCGCATTAAGTTCATCCTCTTTTCCCCACGGTTTCTTAACGGCTTCCTCTAATCCCGCTATCTTGTTTTCCTCTGCCTTTATTTTAGCGGCTATATCTGAGACGGATTTAGCGGGAATCCCCAACTGCCTGTCAATGCTAGCCATCAAACCCTTGCCGCCGCTAAAATCACGATTCTCAACCAGTTTTTCCTTTCCTAAATATAAGCTATAGACCATCATTCCTTCATTGAAATGCACGATTGCCTCGCCTTTTCCTCCATTGAGACTGATTTTCAGAGGAGGGGTGTTTCTGTCAAGCGTATATCTATCATAGTAATCATCAATAATGGGCGTAAGCTCATTCGATATACCATCGCTGAAAGTATTGCCTTTAACAGTCACGGACTCAACCCCATCAGGGAAGTTCTCTTTTACGATATTGGCGTTCCTTTCCATGATATCCTTCCGGCTGTTGTATTCTTGTATCCTAAGTTTGGAATTAGATATAGAGTCACGCATGGAAGACTTACTGTTAAGATCGCTCCTCTTGGAGTTTTGCAGTTTCTTTAACTTGTTCTGTGCCACAAACAGTAGTTGGGCGGTCTTATCTCCGGATAACGTCGCCGCCATCTCACTAAAGGTCATTCCAGACGGATCACTATCGTCTTGCTCCTCCATGACACGAGACGATATATCGCCTTTCATCATCTGGTTGATGAAGTTTTGTTTTATACGAAGCCTGTCATAGGCGGTAGCGTCAAGGGTACCTTTAACGCCATATGTGACGATGTTCACCGGTTTATCCCATGTAGCGTATAAGTTTCCTTGTCGTAAGATACGACCGTTGCGTTGCTCAAAATCCATAGGCCTGATTGGAGCGTCAATATGATGCAGGGCGAATAGACGATCTTGCACGTTGACACCCACTCCCATTTTCTCCGTGCTTCCAATAAGAATGCGCACATCCCCATTACGGACCTTATCGAACAAGGCGTTTCTCCTTTCTCCCTCATAATTGCCAACGATAGCTATCTGATTAGACGGAATACCTCCCTTGATAAGCTTTTCCTTTATATCGTTGTACAAATTAAACTGAGGAACAGATAAATCGACATCGAATAAATCCATTTTTGGAGTTTCAGAAGGGGATTGATAACTATCACAGAATATAAGTTGCGTGCCTTTGTCCTTATCGCTCTCCTTATATAATCTCAACACGTTATCGACCACCTTGTTTGTCTTGCTATCAGGATTGTCGGGAAATGTAGGATTAAGCAAGCGAAGGTCAATCGCAGCCTGTTTAGCCTTGCTGAACACGACCAAGGGTAGTGCGCTCTTATCCTTCTTCTCTTTTCCTGTCAATTTGTTATAATCCTCTAATTCCTTGATAAGGGTTTGCATGACATCCTCCAAGTCCTCGTTCTTCTCGACAATGACATTGGTCATCTTATTGTCTTTCAACTTAGGGATATTCTTGTCTTCCTTGAACTCCTTGACATCCTCAGTCAAGACAACGTCCGTATGGCTCCTGAACGCCTTTATAAGCTCCGGGACATTCGTATAGCTCTTGAACCTCTCGGCTATCTTAAAGTTACCGGTAGCGGTAAACTCCAATGATGGCTCAACCGTTCCAAAAGTGGTAGCGAACTCGTCAAAGCTATTGATATTATATGCGTCTAGGATATCGGGTGCCACGAAATTCATCATAGTCCAGACCTCTGCCATTGTATTAGTGATAGGGGTACCGGTTGCCAGAACCACGTTTCGACCACCATTATTCTCAGATATCCATTGGGCTTTTAGCAACATACTATTAGCTCTTTGTGACGCGCTCGTATCGATACCTTTAACGTTCGACATCTTGCTTGGAAACCCGATCTTCTTATAATTATGCGCCTCGTCGATGAACAAAGCGTCAACACCCATTTGCTCAAACGTCATGACATTATCAGTCCGCCTGTCAAGAATACGCTCCGTCTTGGCCGTGATAGTCTCCGCAGTCTTTGCCTTGCCCTTTACGTTTTTCCCTTTCTTTATACCTTCCAGAGAATCACGCATACTTTTGGCCTCCCTTTTCAATCTCTCCTGTAAAGCCTTGTCTTCTATGCGATCGACAGCCTCCTCAAAATCATCTATACGCTTTTGGATATATGCCTTTTTCCTTTCCTCGCTATCCGGGATAAACGCCATGAATGACTGTGGGACAACGATAGCGTCAAAATCTCCGGTAGCTATAAGATTGAACAGCCTTGTCCTATTATCGGCATTACGCTCCTCCTTTGTCGGAGATAGAATCTTAGCGGAAGGATACAGTTTATAAAAGTCACGGACGAAATCCTCTAGGGTAGCGTTTTGGACAACGATCATGGGTTTCTTCGCTATACCTAGCCGTCTCATTTCCATAGCGGACGTAATCATGGTAAAGGTCTTTCCCGTACCGACTTGGTGAGCGAGTAACGTGCTCTCGGATAGACAACGTTGCACCGCCTTGCTCTGGTGATCCCTAAGCGTTATATTCTTATTAGCGTTAGGATAATGCTCAAAAACCGGTTTGTCATACTTTTTTAGTACATAGTTGTTATATTTATCATTATACACGTCCTCAATACGACCATGGAACATCGTTTTAGAATCAATATACTCCACAAACTTATCGGACATGTCGGATATTTTCTCGGCAACGGCCTGTGTCTCCTGCTCGTTTACGACCCTTCTCGTTTTCTGCTTACCGTCCTCATAATATTTAATCTCGTCATAAACCTTGGGTTTACGTTGGTTAAGAGCGGCCTTGAACACGTCTATAGCGTCCATTCTCTCAGTCTTGAATTGACCGGCTTTAGCGTAATCGGTTATGAACGCCCTCTTATCAAGAATATACTCACCGATCTCCGGGATAAAATTAGCGTTAGCGTAAGATATACCCAGTACATTATCAGCGAAATTATTTATAAACTCAGACGGGATCCATGTAGTCCCCAGTCGATAACTTATCTCACCATAGGGTATACGTTCTGGCTGTACGGCTTCCAAGTCATCCACGTTTTTTTGAAACTCCGGATGATCTTCCAAGGCCGCCTTAGCCTCTACCAACTTATCTTTTACGTTTCCAGAGAGATATTCGCTCTTATCTATTATATTTCCGGTAACAGGATCCCTATAAGCAATTCCCTTCTCTAGTATCTCGTTTGTCACGTTCACCTCATCCATACCCGTTATCTCCGAGATATAAGGTATATCAATATTACCTTTATATGACTTGCTTATATTGACGGCATCCAAGACATTATCCGCTTTTGTCGGTAGCTCGAATGGATAACTTACACGCTTATTCAAGATACCATCCGCTTTCGAGACTTCCCATACCATAGATTTTCCGGTCGTGGAAGGTACCCTTCTAACGGTTTCCAAAGAGAAGGGTAATCCATGCTCAACATCCTCGGCGAAAATATCGTCCAAAGCCTTGTTCCTGTTAAGTGTCCCATATTTGGACACGAAAGCATCATATACTTTGTTTAGCCTTTTCCTCGCGGGCTCGGGGTCCACACCCTTTGTTTGCTCATCATGGATAAGATCGTATAGATTTTTCTTTATATCATTGTAATCATTTACCGCATCCGCTATTTTCCGGGTCTTACCATTATGAACGAACGTAGGATTTGCCTTAATCGGTTTTAACGACTCTCCATCTAAAACAAAGACATTGCCATTCTGGACGGTAATAGTACCATCTTTCAAAGTGGAGTCACCCACAACCTCCGGCCCTTTAGTCTCTACAACACCTGATAGGATATTCTTTGGTAAGTTATCAATAGCGTTAAATAGCTCCTTGCTTAAATCGGCCCCGGGTTTGGCTTTCAATGTCTGGGACGCTCCACTATATAGACCTCCGCTACCAGCGTCATAAGCGGTCATCATATCACCTAACATCATATCGGGATGATTGGAGAAATACTCGTTAACCATGATAGGCTTGCTCCTTTTATCCCCGTCCTCCATATAAGTTCCTTCACCTATTTGCGTTGTAGTAGCGAACCCTATCCCATTCGAAGGTTCCCCATACTTTCTTTTACGGAATATAACGATGTCGGCCGTGACACTCGTGCCGGCCCCTTTCTGGAAAGCGTCATTAGGCAATCGGATAGCTCCGACCAGATCATAACCGTTCCCACTCACGTACTCACGGAACTTACTATCGGCCCCATCCATCGTAGCCGAGGACGTGACGAATACGCCGAGACCACCTTCTTTCAATTCCAGAAGCCCCTTTAGGATAAAATAATTATGGAGATTATAAGAGGAACCAAGTTTTTTCCTGAATTGCTTATCTAAAACCTTATCATATGGAGCGTTTTTCCCGAATGGGACGTTGGTGATAACTAAGTCTTTCGAGTTTGGAGAAAACGCTTTCTCATATCCCTGCACCTTTATATTAGCGTCAGGATATAAAGCCTTTGCCATACGACCGGATAAACTATCTATCTCGAACCCACTTATACTTGAGTTTTCAGATATAGACCTAGGCATCATACCGATTATGTTGCCTATACCCATAGCGGGTTCACTGATATTGCCACCCTTGAATCCAAGTTTCTCCGTTATTCCCCATAAGCTTTCCACGACCTCGGACGGGGTATAATGAGAGGTTGTCGTGGAACGGACGGCACTGTCGAACTCTTCTTTACTTAATAAGGATTTTAGTTTCTCATAATAACGTAGATACTTATCATTCCAATTTCGATCCTTAGTCCAATTGTTGTCACGTGCGTTGTATTTGGCTTCGTTCAAGGCTTCGGCCAAACCTCCCCATCCAACGTACCTTGACATCTTGGCTTGTTGTTCCGGGGTAGGTTTTCCTTGGCCGTCCTCTACGTCTTTCAGCGTTTCTATCGCCTCAATATTGGCTTTTAGCTTGGATATATCACCGGAAGGAAGTTCAATCCCTTTCTCCGGGAAGCTGAAATTGTTTTGATTCCTTACAACAGGCCGCTTGTCGCTGTCGCTGATAGGTATTCCTCGGCCTCGCTCCGTGTCAAGCACATCACTTCCATGCACGCCTCCACGGTCTCCTCCGCGTTCAGATCCTCGATCCTCTTCCCGTGCTTTTCTTCCCACGCCTTGATCCGCTCTTGAATTTCCTTGCTCATTGTCTTTAATATTATTAGGAGTGAATAAATCGTTACCATACAAAGGTAATGGTTTGTCCTTGTTGTCCGTTCGCTTTTTCCGGCTATTTTTTATTTTTTTCTCTGCGGCACTCGCTTGTACGGCAATCTCAGTCTCTTTAATCACGGTCTCAGCGGCATCCATTATATCCGGGACAGGCTTATCAAAATTAGCTACATCAAACGAACGGACATCCTCATAAGTGGTCATATCCTTATCCCATCCGTTATCTCCTACTTCCGGCAAATCCCTCGCTCCATTGTAGAATGATTTAAGATACGGTCGTATAGCGTCACCTAGATCATCGATCATTGCCTTTGAGTAATCAGAGAACTTACGCAATCCTTTCTCTATATGATAAACTGCCATTTCAGTACCTATCGCCAGTATCTCAGGATCAATACCCATATTCATTTGACCGCCGAGTTTTGCCCGCATTCGTTTTTTAAGTTCCTCATAACGCTCTTCGGAAACAAGTTTGTTTCCGTTAGTTTTTTTCGCTACAGTTTCTTTTTTATATACAGTAAGTCCCGGATTTCCTACAACTATATGACCTCCACTGGACTCAACGATATCCCGTAATGATAAGTTAGGGTTTTCTTTGGTCATTTTATAGTCTGAAAACGGTTTGGTCTTCCGGATTGAAGAATCAATCCATTTCTTGAACTCATCCAACGCTACCCCGGTAATGTTGCCTAACCCTTGCCAACCTTCCTCATAGTTTGACAAGTAAGCGGACCTAGCGTCTTCCAAGGAAGAGAATCCCATCATAACCTTATGCTCATCGAATGAGCCATCAGTATTCACCTGATCCACGACATACACCATGTCACTATTCATATCCGGACCTAGGAATACGTCTATATGATCACCATCCACACCTTTAGTACCTCGAATGTAACCGTAAGTGTTATTCATAGCCTGCGACCACTCCTTTCCGCTAGCGTCCTTACCGGAACGGACGGAACCGGCGGGCTGCTCTATGGAAACATCGAAACCGTTTATCTTTACATGACCTTTCTTGTAATTCCCGGCCTCTTTCTGCGCCTCGGAAGGGTTAGTGTCAACCTTTAGCTCCTCATCGTGCAATCTCTTAGCCTCCACTATGCGCTCGGCATAGTCCAAGGGGTTCTCATTCTCCTTTGGGGAAGGAGCGACAAAAGATTTAGCCTCTTTCGCATCTTTTTCAAACACTTTATCTTGCAAGATAGAAATCAATTTCTTATCTTCGCTTCCAGAAACGAGGGAAGTCGTTTGATTAAAACCGGGAGTTGTCCCGAATAGTGAATCAATCAATTTCCCTTTTTCTATTCTAGTCAATTTATGATCATAATACCTATCACCATCTTTAGGTTTTACGAAAACCGCACGAACCGTATAATCAACGTCTCCGATCCTTAATCCGCATACATAATAATCAAAAGACTCCGCATTTACCTTTGAGTCCGTATTTTCTTGTGATGTCACAAAAATAGCGTTCTCTATTATCTTAGGAATAGCCGCTATACTTTGAAGTTGTTCCACATTCTTATAATCATGGTGCAATACTTCCTTGATAGCGTTCTTTCCCAAGAATATTGTTTTACCGGAATCCTTGTTTATATATTCACCCCTTAGAGATTTCCCATACTCCAAAGCATTTTTCTTATACTCTCTTAAGTCTTCGCTTGGAGATATCTCATTTCCTGTTATCTCTACAGGAGAACTATATCGTATTTTATCTATAATGGATGCGCCTTCTTGTGTAGCTCCATCCGTGCGATCAATACCGGTGCCAACTTGTTCTCTTGCCTCAGTTTCTCCAGCTCGCCCGGTCTGATCAAGTTGTTCTCTTGGCAGTACCTCGCCGCCTCCCTCGCGTAAGCCATCGCCTCCGCTTTCGTCATTTCCTTCAATGTTTTCATTTTCTATCGGTTTATTTTGCGCTAAGATAGCGTCTATTTCATTTTGTTCGTCAATTATGGCCTGTATTTCATCCACGATTTGCGAATCAAGCTCGCCTCGCTCCTCATCAGTCAATTGTTTCTCCGAGAAATCACGTACCATGCTTTCCTCATACGCCTCGTATTCTTCCGGGGACATATGATAATTCTCCTCGCACCACTCAGCGTAAGCGTTGTACTCGGCCTGTCTCTCACGCTCAGCGATCGCCTCACGGTTCCGCTTGACATAATCGATCAAGTCTCCACGTGTATGAGAGGAAGACAAGACCTCTATGATAGCGTCCCTTCCGGCGTTCGTATCGTTCTCATCGAAGAAGTTAGTGCCATTCTCCCTATCGGCAAGCTCCAATATCTCACCCGCCCTCTCTATATTAACACCGCCTTTCTCCGGAGAGGCGAACAGTCCGAACATCCTCGCTGTCTCATTATTCCCGGCACCGGTCTCTTTCTTGTAACTGTCACGTGTCAATTTGATCGCCCCATTAGCCAGCATCATGGCCGCAAGCTCCTCTCCGCTCATAGGATCACCTATCACGGAGATCTCCTTCGCTATGACATCACCCGGCTTCTTGCTGGCCTCCTTGATATCATCATCAAGATTAGCCCAGAAATCAGCCTCGACCTTGATCGCCTCATATTCTTGTCGGGCTTTTATCAATGCGGCCTCAGGCTTATCCTCTTTTCCGATAGGGGCATCATCGTATGCCTCTTGCGCCTTTCCCAAGGCATCAGACGCTTTTTTAAGGCTTTCATCGAAAGACTTTCTCGTCACCTCGATCTTCCTTGGCATCTTATCGCCATATTTATCATAGAGGAAATCCAAGGCCATATCCGTTCCTGATGATACGAAATCGGGTGTACCATCTTCTCGCATGACCATGGAAGGATTCTCCACATTGCTAGGTTGTGCTATCTGATCAATGGCACTTTCCGTCTCAATCTCACTCGTTGGCTGGTTGATCGCATCTTCCACGGGAGGTGCAGAGGTTATCTCGGCATCAGCACTTGCAACATTATCATCCTTTGGCGACACCACATTAACTTGTTGAGCGTCATATATGGCATCTTGAAGATCAAGAATCTCATTCTCTGTTATAGGCATTGCTGGAGAAGAGCCATTCTTGGCTGTCACCTGCCCGGTTTCTCTATCATAAGCCGCAGGTTGAGCGATCCAATCACCGTTCTCATCTTGTCCTTGAAGGATAAACGCATTATCCCCGTTCCATACGATCAACCCCGGCTTTGGTAATTGCGTCTTGGGATTATGATGCATGGTCATGTCAAGCTCGGACTGGCGGGTAGCCAATAATTGATCCTCATAGGTCCGTCTCATATAACCGGCATCTTGCTCTACTATATCGCTCAACCTTTTCACCGAGACCATCCGATCCTGTCCGTTATCGGAAATAACGGCCTTATCTCCCTCGATACTCCTAACGTACACAGGTCTTTCCACATTTCCCTCGCTAAGCGTAGCCGTGGTAACGATAGACTGACCATCAGGATTCGTGGTAACATAAGGAGTAATATTATTGGCAACGTAAGTTTCAACCTCATTGTCTATTTCCTCGCCTATACGATCCTGCAAACCGGATATCCTGAGATAATCAGCGTAGAATTCCTCGGCTAACGGACGGGCATCCGCATTAACCCCATCAAGAAGGCTCATCACTTGAGCCTCGCTAGCTTTATCATCCACATAGCTTTCTATCGTACTAGCCAAACCCGGTACCATTTCAGATAGGGAAAGCCTTGTCTCTTCCATCTTTTTGCTCGCCGTTCGTATATTGCCCGGATCAGTCATATTTCGACCTTCTTCCTCTGCCTCGGCAAACCTAGACTTAGTTAATAGAGGAGGAGTTCCAACGCCTTGATCTGTTACATTGGAATCGGTGATAGGCTGCTGAGCCTGTTTGCCTCCTATTTTATCCGCTACGTATTGCGCACCTTTAGCCAACGCTCCGGCTCCAGTAAAATAAGCGCCGCCTCCCATACCATAGACAAAACTCTGCAATACACCATCGGTCAAATCCCTTTCCGGATCCGCACCAGTTATCTTATCCGTTATATTCTCCGCTAGCGTGGAAGACACCTCTTCGATACCTTCATTTACAGGCTCGAAAAACATACCGAATTTTTTATAGAACTCTTGCATCTTACCCATTATGCCACGTTTGATAGCCTCTTGCGCCTTTTCCTTTCCTAACGTCTTGAATAAGGTTGACATCCAAGCCTTGGATACGCCAGCGCCCAGCATCTCAGACAAGGATTCTGCCGTACCAGTAAGAATAGCGTTAGATACCTTTGCGAACTCTCCCATGTTTGGGTTATTCTGATCGAGATCATCATATTTCTGGCTAGCCACTATTGACCCTATACCAGCGAGTCCGGCCGCTGGAGCTCCGGCCATTGTAGCGGCCATGGCCCCGATTGACATCGGAAGCGACTCTACGCCTTGCAAGGCTATATCACCTATGGCACCCATATAATTCCCTTCTTTCCAAAGATCGGTGAAATCCTTGCCATTGTATCTGTTTGACCTTGCCCGGGAAAACTCCGCATCAGCCTTGAATCTATCTGAGATATCCTTGAATGCCCCGCCACGTGGGATCAGTCCTCCCGTTGCGGATTCCAACCCTTTAGCCGCCTTATCCAAGACCCCAAAGATACCGGCACCAAGATCGGCACCTCCTGCGTTAAGTTTCTGTATGGCGTCTCCAGCCCAAGTATTCATTAAAGAAGAATCCTTCTCATACTCCGTAGGAGGTGGAGGAGTCGCGGTCTCAATCTTTCCTTTTTTACGCAAGGACTCAAAATTGTAATCAGGTGAGTTCGTCCACGGATTAACGTATTCCGATTGATCCTTCATAGGCACGTCAACCTCTTGTCTTAAAGCGATAGGTGCAGGATTAACGCTTGATTGAGAAACGTAATCTTTCCTCTCTGCGGGCGAATAGCCTAGGGCACTCTCGAATTTGGAGAAATCGCCTATCTCGGAGAAATAATCATCTTGTATCAAATAATCATAAACCATTCTCCTCTTTCCAGAGTCTTTCATCTTACCCTCAAAATTAGAGAAATCGCCAAGTCCCGTATATCCTTGGCTAATCATAGCATCATATAAATGTTTTACATTAGAATCCATGAATCCAGCTGTATTTTTCGTTTGTATTTTCTGTTCCTCCTTCATCGTTTAAAGGGATATGCTTGCCCTTACTAGAAGAACCTCCCGATCCGATCACCCTATCAAACTCATCGTATAATTCCGGGAAATTCTGGATGTTACTCATGACAATAGCGGCTTGTTTGGTCTTTTGGTCTCCACCTTCACCAAGCTGCCACGTTACATCCGATACGCTCTTGTTTTTATCTTTATTTTCCTCCGCATACTCCAACATCCTCTTATACATATAAGCGATAACCCCATCTTTATCCTTACCGGACAAAGTGAAACGTTTACCGTTTCTGCCGATGATGTCAATAGACTTATCCGCCCCAGATCCATTAGCTTTAGCGGTACGATATTGCTCAAGACTACGGAGATTGGATTGCCTTATACCCAACTCTCTCTCTTTATATGCGGCATCCTGTTTCATCTTCCGCTCCTCCCTGTCATTCTTTATTGCGAATTGAGCGGCACTTTGCGCTATCTTGGCTTTTGCCAAATCATTCTGGGCTTTTCTAGCTTGATCCTGTCTATACAGAGATAACGCCCTTTGATAATTATTCATATCGTTTTGCCTTGCGGCCAGATACCCGGCCCCGTATCTTTGCCTGATAGCCTCCAGCCTATCAGAATAGGATTGTAGTTTAGGATCAGCTACGGTAGGTAATTTCTGCGAAGGTGCCTCTCCCGCGAATGCCAAATTGGAGAAGGAAGACAACACATTGCCTAGATGTCCGATTCCAGCAGCTACGGAAGCGGCCCGTTTTCTTCTCTCCTCCTCCTCTTGGCTTATCGGCTTTTGAAAGAGCGTCTCATAAAGCCTTTGGTTCCATTGGTAATCGTTCATTTGAGGCTCGACAACGCTCGCTTGCGGAGCGGTCTCATCCGTATTATCCACGGTTGGAGCTATAGGGTTCTGGCTTCCGGCAACCTCCGGCTCAACCAATGGCGTAGTGGACAATTCCCGCCTTTGAACGACCGGGGTTCTTTTCCTATTATATCTTTCTTCTAATGTCATGGTTGTTACTTTTTGAATATAGACTCGAATAATCCCTTACCCTTGTCAAGATGGGCTTGCGCATCAGCCCCAACGAGGCCCATCCCTGCCTGTAATCCTTGATTAGCCGCTTGCGTGGCGTTTGCCGCCTGTTGATTATAGATAGACAGCCTTTGGTTACTGATATTATTCTTGGTGTTGAGATATTGGGATTCCACAGCATCCTTCCGTGCGGTAGCGTTAGTGGCTATACCACTGGCGGTATCGGATATCACCTCGCCCGCCGCTTTCTTGGCCTGCGCTACGGACTCATCAGTAGCTCCTACGACCGCGGCGGTACCGGAGGCCTTACGGTACTGCTCATCCGCTAATTCCCTAGCCTTGGTCAAGGCGGCTTGCGCCTCCGCGCTTTGGGTATAATCCTCGTTATACCTACGGTTAAACCAATCCTCATTCTCCTTTGCCTGTTTATCCAACACGGCGTTCGCTTTTCTAGCCGCCTTCCTTGCCTTTATTCCCCCGGCAATGCCACTCGCCAAGGAACTGGCGGCTCCAACTATCGCTCCGATCATAATCTACTGTTTTCTCGCAAAAGAGATAAATAAAGTGACTCGTGTTTGTTACTTTGATCATTATCTCCCATCGGACACCAAAAAATCAACTATTCTATACTGTTTTCTATCATCTACGAATCATTCGTACATAGTTAGGTCCGGTCATATAGGCATTATTGGTATATTTGCGAGAACAAATTTTATTGTATAACCATGAACGAGTAACTTAAAAAACTTTTGGAGTGGTTTGATAACTATCAAATCACATTTAATGAGATCAGGCTAAGCCCGTGTCAATATATCTTTGACTTACGAAAATTTATCTCTGTCCAAACGAACTCTGTCCGAAAAAATTGGGACAATCCGACATTTGAGTATGATATTTTGAGCCTATATCAGCTTAAAAAAGTGCTGGAAGAAAAAGAGAAAGAAAATATGCCATAAAGCATAAAAAATAATCATTGAAAAACTTGCATACTATCAAATTTGATAGTATATTTGCAATACAGAAATAACAATAGAAAGGGCGGCAACCTATAAGCGGCATAAAATCATGAAAACTTTTAAGTACGAAAATGGATTCTCTAAGAGAGACGTTGAACTAAAATTAGTTTACAACCGGTTTCAGCAATTTGTCCATGTTGCCGAAGATGAATATTACGAGTTAAGCCATATATATAATGACTCGAAGAAGGGATGCTATAAAATAGTAGCCAGATTAGAGGATGGCAAAAAATTCAACGTGAACATGAATAATGGCGTCGCATATTACACCAACTTAGCGTTTTAAATAATTAAACGCTGAGCTATCGGCATGACGGGCAAATAAAAATGAAGACATTATATTGCAACAATCGTGAATTATTGGAGATTTTAGAAAATAATGGTATTAATATGATCTGCAATGAAAATATGCAGATAGAAATATCTGATGAAGATGCGGAAAAAATTGACAGTATTGTAAATGAGCTTGCTCCTGCTGCATCTGGAGATTATGCGATAGAAGATATAGAATGATCATTATGGAATATCTAATAAAAGTCTATCTATCGGGAGGCGACGAGGTACACGCCCGCTCGGAAGAATCCAGCCGAGAGGAGGCATGGAGCCGGCTAAAGAATAACGAGGAGTTTATATAAAATAGTAGAGGCCTACAATAATCTATGAAACAAATAGAACTTAATCTACCGGAGTGGGTATTTTGGGATGCCCATTCTCATGAAGGGAACTTATTGAGAGATAGGACAATCATCGAGCATGTACGCTCGGCTTCCGTTTTTGAGGTGTTTGATAGGGATTTTGACTTGATAGGGCTTAATCCGAATGTATTGACATTTAAATTCAGGAACGAAGGATCAAGAACCGAGAGGCTGTTGATGGCCTTGCATCATAGCTGTACTCTTGATCCTGTGGAAGACCGGGAAATGTTATTAGGGATAATGAAAAAATGTGCAGTATGGTACTGCAATTACTGCGATTGGGAGGATGCCCAAGATGAATAATAGAGAAAGAATCGGCAAAAGAATAGCTCAGCTCCGCATGGAGGCTGGCGTGTCTCAATATAAATTGGCGGAACTTACAGGCCTAGCCCCGGGTAATATTGCCCGGATAGAGACAGGTAAATACAGCACTGGTATAGACATCCTGTCCAAGATAGGCGATGCTTTAGGCTATAAGCTTGATTTCATCGATAAAAAATAAACAGGGCGGAAACTTATAAACGACACAATTAAAAATGGAAGGATTACAAACTTATATTAAAGAGGCCAAAAGAGGTAAAGAATCTTATCCTTTTTACAGATTACCAACTTCTATAATAGCCCCCAATGGGCTAAATCCATTAAAAAAAATATATGATAGGACTTTTAATGGGAAAGAAATCTTTTGTCTCTCCTACTATGCATGGGGGAAGAAAGTTAAGTCGGATGCGGCGGATGTTAGTTTCGTCGATAATAAATACCCAGATTTGACACCCGAGGAAGCATATAAAAAAGTCGACAAAGAAAATTGCGACAAAGAACAACAAGATCTGGAAGAAGAGAGAAGAATAATAGAAGAAATAAAAGGGAAGGCGAAAGTCTCCTATAAATTACAGAGTATTGTTAATTGGTTATATAAATCGGAAAACAATAGAGATTTCATACTTCATCTGTATAGGGATACGGAGGTGATAGAATTAATGAAAGACAGAATCCTTTATCATAACAAAGATTTTGGATATATGTTTCTTGAGTATTGTTTCGGGAGCTGTGAATATAATGACGCTTATTACGAAGCGAGGGAAAAGGATTTATTAGACACACTGAGATTAAGACTAGTGTGTAAAACTAAAATATTCGACAACAAAGAAGATGCCTTGTTATATATACACAAGGTTAGTATGAATTATAGATATCGTGAATATCGTGATATAGTATAAAAAATCTATTTGTCGCATACTAAAAGTATAACGCCCGTGTTTTTTCTGACACGGGCGTGTTTTATTGGTCTATTTATCGCTAAACCTTCATCTTTCGCTCCAAGACATCAAATCCTTTCTCGACCTCTGTGTTGAGAACCTTCGCATAGATTTGAGTTGTTTTTATATTTGTATGGCCAAGCATCTTGGACACCACCTCCATCGGAACACCATTATTTAACGCGAAAACCGCAAACGTATGGCGCGCACAGTGCGTAGTCAGATTCTTGTCAATCTTGGCGAAACTCGCAGCGACTTTTAAATAATCGTTATATTTCTGATTACTTATTACCGGAAGATCAAAATCATATTTTTTTAGTATATCCATGGCTGGAGACAGCAAGACTATGAAATAATCCTCATTGGTCTTTACACGCCTATCCGCTATAATAAACTTATTCCCCCTCCGCTCTACATCGCTTGCGAAGTCAAACTTATATAAATCCGAATAGGCCAACCCAGTATAGCACTGGAACAAGAAAAGATCCCTCACCCTGTTTACGCTAGGATCGGTTATACGGCATCTTTCCATCCTTCTCATCTCCTCATACGTGAGATATTTCCGTTTATCCGATTTTCCCCTGTTGATCTTAAGCCCCACATAAGGATTCTCTGAGATTATACCGAATCTTATGGCCTCGTTTATATAAGCCTTCATATTCTTATGGTAACCATACACGGTAGTATCCTTAATACCTTTGCTTCTCAAGTAATCATCGAACATAGTTATATTGGAGCGGGTCAAATCATGAAAGTAATTGATCCTCCCAAAATCCTCCAAAACCTTAACCAATGTCCTATAATGCTTTATGGTTCCTTCCGCACGGTCTTTTCTCTCATCAGTCCTCCTAACGATAAAATCAATGAAAGAATCCGATTCCGAGCTATTTTTCAAGAAAACGTCCAATGACTCGAAATCGAACGGGACCTTTCGACGTATCAATGAGTTCACGTACTCTAGGATATTAGACATCATCAAGTCCAGCTTCATATTCAAGTCCAACGAGTCGGGTCGAGCCGTGACCTTTCTTTTGTCATCCCATTGATCGGCGTATACCTTTACACCCGTACCAATCCATTTTCTCTTTCTCTCAGAGCATACCTCGATCTGCACAAGACCTTTTTTCTCCTTGGTTGCGACCTTCTTTCGATCGAACACAAACCTTAATGTTGGATATTCCAT